AGAGGTTCAGCACCTCGTACACCTTGGCGTTGCTTGGCTGTCCGAAGTGGAACATGCTCACGCAGATGTCCCGCAGGTGACCAGCGAGCACGCTGTGCTGCGGCAGGTTCAGGAGCACATCGTCCTCCTCCTTGAGGATGAGCCTGTAGATGTCCATGTCGTGAGTGCGCTTGTAGCGCCGAATGAGCCGGAGCATGTTGTCCAGCCTGTCCTTGTCAGCCTTGTATCGCATCTTCATCCCCCTCCCTGTAGATGCACGCCCATAGTTCCCCAGCCTTGAGCGAGAACGCGCAGTGAAGGCACCCGTTGTCGGTGCGCGTTGCCAGAAGCTTCGGGCAGATTCGCGGCAGCTTTCCATCGTCGCTGTTATAAACGACTCTCGCTGCCATCTTCTCTAGGTACCCGTTCGCACGCCGCTCCTCCTCTAGGTCGCTCTCGCGGTGGGCGATCATGTCACATAGCTCGCGGCGCGAGACTTGCCCGTAAAAGAGCGAGTCGCTGCGCCGCGCCTGCTCCGTTGGCGTCACCTTGCCTCCCATTCCTCGATCGCACCGGGCACGTCGCGGTGCTCACGCGCCCACTTCCTCAGCTCCTCGCTGCACGGGAACTTGCTGGTGCTATTGCGTGCGCGGCACTCAAGGAAGCACGCGTCGCACACCTCGCGCTCGTCCGGCGCGTCAAGCCTTTCCAACAGCTCATCAAGCGTCACCATCGGTACCAGCCCCCTCCCTGCACTCGCGCCACGCTATGAGCCTGTCAAGGTACCACGCCGCCTTGCGCAAGTCCTCGGTGCCGCCCTTGTGCTGGTGGCGCAGGATGTACTTGGCAACGTTGCCCAGCAGGTAGCCGCCAAACGACTCGCCGCACAGGTCATCTATCACCTCTATGACCTCGACTCGCCCCTGCGTGTAGTGCGGCGGATGGTTCACCATGTCTGCCATTCCACTACCTCCCAATGCGCTCATGAAACTCCATCGCCCGTCTCGATTCCAAGCTCGCGCATGCGGTCGTCCAACGCGCACAATCCACAGGCTTCTCCGTTCACTGTGCAACTCATGCCACATCCGAACTTATCGCGCTCAAAGTAAAACCAATCCTGCTCGTTCGCGTGGCTGATGCAGGAGTACATGTCCCGCACCAGCTCCCGCAGCTTGGCGTTCTCGTCCAGCAGGTCGGCCACGTCCAGCAGCTCGCTCGCCCGAATCGGCTGCGTGACCCACTCGATGCTGCCGTCCCCCGCCATGCTGCGTAGGCTCCATGCAAGGATTGCGGGAGGTATGTCTGTACGGCTCATATGGCATACACCTCAATTGCTGGTATCTGGTTTGGATTGACGATTACGCAGTGGCCGTCACATGTCTGAAGAAACACTGGATGATCAGCCGTCAAACGCTGGATGTTCACCTCACTGCTCTCTGGCGAAAAGTAGGTGAGCCGCGTGCCTTGCAGATTGATAACCACCTTTGTCTTATATGCGCTCAAGCTCATACCTCCACCCCCAGCTCGCGCATGGCCGTCTGCAACGTGCAGCCGGAGCACACTAGGCGGCATTCCTCGCAGCTAACATTTGCGCGTATGCAGCGATACGCCGCCTTCACCAGCTCCCGCAGACGGTCGTTCTCGGCCTGTAAGTCTTTCAGGTCGCGCTCTGCATCGCAGTACACGCTCATGGCATCGGTTTGCGCTTCCGCGAACTGCCTAGAGCGCCTTGCCTGTGCTTCCGAAAGCTCTGCATAGGTCATGCGTCTACCTCCACCCCGCACTCTCGAAGCTCTCTCTGCAATTGACCGTATACGCATTCCTCGTCGCGTTCGCCCATTGGGCACGGCTCGTAGGCTGTCACGCCATCGTCCCTGCACGGGCCATCGAACGCTTGGCATAGCCGCTCTGCGGTATTCCACGCTCTCTCTGCAAGCCCCCGCAACTTGGCGTTCTCGGCCATGGTGGCGGACAGCTCCTTCGAATGCCACACGTCCATCTTGTCGCGCTCTTCCCGCAGCTTTGCGTTCTCGGCTTGCAGGTCTTGCGCCCTGTCGCGCAGCGAGAGGATGGTTTCGGCTGCGTCCTCCATCAGCCTTGCATCGTCCGCGCCATCAGACCACCTGCCCTGCCTGAGTGTGGCCGCACGCTCCCGCAGTTCGTCGCACTGCGCCGATAGCATGCTCATGCGTCCTCGCTCTCTACCAGACGGAGCTTGGCGGCGTACTCGGCGATGTTGCTGCTCTTCATCACATCGTCAACGTCATAGAACTCGAAGGCTGACCCTTCTTTCCAAGTGTTGTGGCAGAGCGTCACCACATCGCGCAGCACGTCCTCGACGGTCGGCTCGTGGTAGTGATGGAACGTGAGGTCAAGAGCCGTCGGTGCCTGCTCTCCTTCAAGCTGCACTCCCCAATGAAGCCCTCCGCCCCATTTCTTCGGGTAGTTCGAGAGCATGAGTGCAATCACACGGCCACGTGCCTTCCCGCGCTCCATCACGTCACCCACGTGGATGTACTCACCGTCCGCGTCCTTGGGCAGGCGCACCCAGCCATGATGTTCCATCGCTTGCGGATGCTCGGTCAGCCATTTCTCTATGCCCAGATAGTCGGCTTCATAGCCGTTGTTCCATGCGTCATCGCAAGCCTTCTCGTGCTCCGCGTCTATGCTGTCGGCGATGGCGGCGAAGTTCTCGTGCAGCTCCTTGTCCATGACAGGGAACTTGCGTACCCACCACTCCCTCAGCTCGTCGGTGATGCTCATGCGTCCACCTCCTTGCACTCTCCCCACTTACAGAAGCCGTCAGGCTCCACATCAGCGCTCACCAGCTCGTATTCGTCTCCGCCTTCTACCGGCTCCCAGCCAGCGAAGAGTATGCAGCACGTTCCGTCCTTTTGAGAGAAGTCGCAATCCCTGCACCGCACGATGCGCTCGCGCAGCCAAAAGCGAAGGTCTGTTGCCATCTTCTCGGTGGGAAGGTCGATGATTCTCTCAGCCATCGGTCACCTCCGTATCTGCGTCATTTGTCGTAGGTCCTACGATGCGGCGCCCGCAGTTGGGGCAGTAGTTGAGCTTGCAATCGCTGACCCACGGGCTTTCGCCGTTGCGATACTCGGGGGTCCACAGCATGCGCGAGTCAATCCATGCGCCGCATTCCGAGCAGACATAACGCGCTTGGCCGTGCTCGTCCATCACCTTCGATACGTTGCGGCACTCCCCGTGCCCTAGTGTGGCGGCTATGGCTTGCAAGATGCGCTCGAACTCGGCATGCCACGCATTGAGCCAGTCGTGGTTAACGTCCAGCCTATACTGCCTGTTGTATTGCCCCTGATTCAGCGTAATGACGCTGTGTGACCTGATTTCCTGTTCGTTTATGTCGCACGCCAGCTTGCGCAGCTCGTCCAGCATGCGGCGTAGCTCGTCGGTTGCGGTCATTCGGCATCATCTGCCAGACGAAGCTTTGCGGCGAAGTACTCGATGATCTCCTCGTCGCATAGCTCCGTATCATCGCGGTTGAACTCGTTCACGAACTCCCGCAGCGTGTCCTCGACGCTCTCTGGCTGGTGGTGTATCTTGTCGCACGTGCGTGCCCACTCGACCACATTCTCGCCAACCTCGACGTAGAAGAACGTGCCGTCGCCCACGCCAACGACCTCTGCCGTCGTGGTGTCCGGCCACTCCATCACGTCGCCGATGCAGACGGGCACGCCGTCGCTGTCCTTTGGGAGCATCATGTAGTGGCTCTCTGGTGCCCACTCGTGATGCTCCTTGAGGTCATCGATCTCCTTCTGCATGCGACATGCCTTGTTGTACCACTCTAGGTACTCGCGCTCCTGCTTTTCATTGACGTGGCACGCAACCTCATAGTCACGCTCAAGGTCGTGGATGTGCTCAAGCGCCTGCTCGTAGAGGCTCTTCCAGTGCTCGCGTGCGGAGGTAGCCTGGTCGAAGTTGTTGCGCTGCGTCTTGCACTCGGCGGCGAGACGCTTCACCTCGCGTTCAAGCATGTTGATGCGCTCGGACTCGGCGGGATACATGGTGCGCTTGCGCAGCTCTGCATTCTCGCGCTCTAGGTTCGCGTGGACGGCATCAATTGCGTCGCAGAGTCGGTCGAACTCGCCCTCGGTGAACTTCACGATATTCTCGTCCTTGAAGTTGCAGTAGCGCTCCGCAGAGTCACGCAGCTCTTGCGTGATGGGCGTCAGAACTTGCCCCTGATTATCTGCACGGTCACCACTACCATCAACACGTCCAGTGGCAGGAGCATCAGCACTAGCGCAATTGCATACGCTACGTCCTGCGACGTCCATTCCATCGCTGTCCCCTCCAAGAAGGTAGATGAGTGTGTCGCGTGCCGTGGCAAGCGTGCTCGGCCAGTCATCCTGCAACTTGCTGAACGCGCCGATGAGGAGGCACAGGTCGCCGACGCGAATCTCTGGCGGCACCATGTCGCTAAAGTCGGTGCCCTCGTCGATGAACCTGAGCTTTTTCAGCTCGCACACGGCCTTGTGGCGCTCGTTGCCAAGCACGTCGTAGGTGGTTGCAAACTGGTCCTGCTCCTGCTTCCAGCCAAGCGCAATCTGATAGCCGCCAACATCCGTGTCGTGCGCCTTCTTGATGCGCTCGCAGCACTCGTGAATCTTGTCATCGATGCGTGCGCAGCAGTCGTGGCCGTAGTCGATGAGCGCTTGCAGCTCCTCCTCGAACGTGCCAACTTCGCTCTTCTTGAAATCGTCCATGCCTATGCCTCCGTCCACTCGTCGCACTCGTCGCACTTGAGGATGCGTGCCATGTCATCCGACCGCCCGAAGTGCTCGCGGCTGTCGATGAACGTCTCGAACAGCCGTGCGCACGCATGGCAGTGGGCGCACAGGTCCATCCACTCGTAGGGAGTGCGCTCAGGCTCGTCCATAGGCTGCTCGTAGCGCGGAATCGCGTCTGCCCTAGCTTGGGTCATCGTCCACCAGCTCCTTGCTGTCCACGTCCTGACTCTGCCCAACCCGTGCGCCACGCTGGTAGCCCTCGGCGAGCAGCGGGAATCCCCACTGGTCCAGCAGCGGCGTCACGCTCACTCCGTAGCAGACGCGCACGCAGAGGTACTGCACGCCCGTCTCGGTGTCTACAATCACACTTGCGCTGCACGCATCGTCGCTATACTCGAAGCGCTTGGGCACGTGGCTGTCGGTGCCAGTATCGGCGCTGCACGCCGTCATGACCGCAGCGGCCAGAAGGACGGCGATGGCCGCGATCACGCACCGCTCGAACCTGTCGGGGAACTTCGCTAGACCTTCCATGTGACCTCCTCAACCTCGAATGCCCCGCTGTTGCCAAGGAACCGCGCAACGTCGTTGAGCTTGTCAACCTCCGCAAGCGCGTCCTCCATCGTGAGGTACAGCCCGTAGCAGCGCGGCTCAGGCTGCTTCGCCCAGATGAGGTACGCTGGTTCGCTTGTGTCGGCAAGCGGAACGCCAGTCGCATCCATGTGCTTGGTCGTGTTGGCGTCGAACTCATGCCGTGCCTCGTGGATGGCCTCTCGTATGCGCTCGTCACTCGGAATCGCCACCTCGGCTGCGGGCCGTATCTCCTCGATGGGGTCAAGCGGCGCTCCGCATACGGCTTGGCCTTCATCGCTTTCGCCGCTGTCAAGAACGGGCTTGCGCTCCACCATGTCCATGAACTGCTGCTCGGCCTCCATGTCGGCGAGCCACTTGTCGAACTTGCCGATGGCGTCGGTGTCATCCTTCGCGTGGAAGGCCCGCGTCTCCTCGACGCCACCAACCGTCGCGCGGCCAACGTAGCCATCATCGACGCTGAACGTAAGCTCCTGCCCGACCTTGCGCTGCGCCACAACGCGGAACCTGGACTCCTTGCGCTCCTGCTCCCTGCCGCGCTCCCTAAGCGTGCGGCGGTAGTAGACGCCCACGGTGTCCGGCGCGATTCCGAACTTCTTGGCGATGTCCTTGTTGCCGAAGCCCTTGCGCACCATGTTGAAAAGCTCTAGCTCCTGCTCGCGGTCGAGCTTCCTCCTTCTCGGCAACGGGTCCACCCCCTCCCATGTCTCAGTGCCGTTCGGCACGTATCTCACCTTCTGCATAAACGGCTCCCGTTTATGAGTTCTCCAAATGCTGTGTCTCGATGCCCGCGAACTCGCGCATGATGCGCTCGTACTCGCGCAGGGCGTCGACCAGACCGACGGCCTCGCCCTTGGCCTTGGCCTTCAGCAGCTCGTCGGCCACGTAGACGAACGCACTGCCCACGGTGCTGTAGCTGTAGAACCTGCCGCAGCGGTGCCACGTCGGCTCGGTGCCGCCCTGATGCCGCCCACGCGCCTGAGTGACGTGGCGGTGGCACAGCTCCCAGTTGCGCCCGTCGACGGGGACGAGCTTCCAGTCATCGGCGAGGATGACGCCGCCGCTCTCCGATTCGTTCATGTGCCTGTCCTTCCAGAATCGATTCTGCCAAGCGAGAGTGGCCCTATTCGGCCCGCAAGCGACGCATGTGGGCAACTAGTCCACCTTGCGCCCGCAAAGCCTCTGAGGGCTTCTGGCTTGTTCCTGCCTAGACGTGCGTGCCGAAGGCCCGCTTGTCCGCCGCCCACTCCTCGACGATGAGGTCGTGCGCCGTGCCGCTCTCAAGCCCCAGCACGCGGTCTATGCGGCTCGGCTCGAACCCGACACGCAGCATCCGCATGACCTCGCCCTCGTCGAGCACCGCAGGGCGGGAGTAGGCCGTGGCGATCTCGAAGCGCAGCCCCATCCGCTCGGCCTTGCTCCTGATGCCCGCTGGCCCGCGACCGGGCAGCAGCGCCGCCCAGCCGTCCCAATCGGCACCGACGCGCTCGTAGTGTGCGGCAAGCACGCGCTCGTCCTCGCGCGACCACCTAGTCTGTGCCATCTGCCCTCACCGCCATCCAAAGGCCAAGCTCCTTCGCGCACGCGGGGCACAGGTCAAGCTCCACGAGGTCGTGGGCGTCGCGGCGCATGCCGTCGCCCGCAATCTGGTGGCGCATGACGCGCACCCACTCGGTGGCGGACTCGCCGCATCGGTCGCAGGTCGTTTTCGTGACCCTCATCGGCCACCTCCTATCCAATCCAGTTGTTCCATCCGTAGAGCAGCGTCGGCATCGACACGTTCGACTGGCCGCTCTTGTTCTTGATGACGGTCATCTTGCCCTCCGTCGCGCCGTCCGCGCTGCGGCTCGGCACCATCTGGCCGTCCTCCCCCTTCACCCTGTCGTGCGTCAGCATCACCGCCTGCTCGGCGGCGAAGCCAACGTAGCCGCTTCCACGGAACCACCCGAGGTTCGGGCCGTCCTTGTAGTCCTGCGTGTTGAGGTTGCGCGTGGAGCTGATGGCGAGCACGTTGCCGCCGTGCTCGCTGTAGGCGTAGCTCTGCAAGGCGTTGATGACCTCCGTGACGCGCTGGTACTCGCTCTGCTCGACCGTCGCCCCACTCGGCATGATTTGCAGGTAGTCGACGATTAGGACGGGTTTCTCGTCGCCCTCTAGGTTGCTCATGAACTCGCACAGCTCGTGCACATCGTTGCCGCTGGTGAGCACCGCGAGGTTGCGCCCGGGGCCGTCGTTCCACTTGGTGAGCGTGCGGGTGATGGGGTCCATCCCGCTCCCGACGAGGTAGCGGGAAAGCTCGTCGCGGCTTAGCCCGTCGTACTGCGGGCGGCTCTTGCGCTCCGCGCCGTTGACTATCTGCGACCACGAGAACGCCTGGACGCTAGGCTCCGCGACGCTCCACGCGCTCGCGCACCTGAGCTGCACCACGTCCCAGCCCATCTCGTAGCTGGCGTACACCACGCGCTTGCCGTGATAGGCCATCATCGCCGCGCACTGGCACGCGATGACCGACTTGCCCGCGCTCGGTGGCCCGCCAACGACGGTGACGCCGCGCGTCATCCCGCCACCGAGGAGCTGGTCGAGCTTCCCGACGTAGGTGGGCTGCGGCTCGGGGGCCGCGAGGTAGACGTTCAGGGCGAACTCGCCGCTCGGTCGGTCGAGGCCGTACACGAACGACCACGGAATCGACTTTACGGGGCGCTTGCCCTCCTCCTCCGGCATCAGTAGTCACCGCCCGGTGGAGGCGGCACGACTGGCGGGTCGGGAAGCCCACGCTCGCGGTACCACGCAAGGGCCTCCTCCCTGTGGGAGCGCTTCGGCTTCGGTTCCTCCGCATCGTCATGGGTCGCGCCCGAGTACAGTGGACCGTCCTCTGCGATAGCAGAGTGGACGAGGCCACTGCTATCTACGAGTACGTTGTACTCTACTTGTGCGCCCAAAAACCCGTCATTTTGGGCGCAGTTGTGCGCCCCAGAAGCGGGGTTTTTAGGCGCGGGGTGCGCCCAAAATTCTTCTCCACTGCGCCCTTTTTTGGGCGCACTGGAATCTCCACTGCGCCCTTTTTTGGGCGCAGTGGAAGCGTCGCCATCCTCGTCTGTCATCCACCAGAAGGTCCGCTTCGGATACCTCGATGCCTTGTCTGCGTCAACCCTGACAAGCCATCCGTTCCTCTCCATCTCCTCGACGAATAGCCTTGCAACCTTTTCTGATACGTCGCATGCTTTTGCGATGCTTCGGTATCCCATGCTGAAGCAGGGGCATGGTTTTCTCCTGCTGTCAATCTTGGAGTAGAGGTGCAGAAGCATGAGGTGCTTCTTGTAGGTGCTGCGCTTGTTGGTGAAGGTGGACAGTATCTCTGCGAGTCGCTTTGCGTCCGTTTCGTCCAGCTTGTGCCAACTCGACATGCCCACAACTCCTAACTGCTCTAAAGGCCGTGGGGCCGCAGCCTGAGCCACGACCCCACGGTATTCGGACCAAAGATTAAAGCGTGACTTTAGAACGGCACATCCTCGTCGTACACGCCCTGCGGAGCGGTGCCGAACGCCTGCGGCACGGGGGCCACGGACGGCGCTGCGCCCATCGGGTGCTGCTCGCGCTGGTCGCGCGGCTTCAGGAGCGCGTCGCTGTAGTCGTGGTTGGCAACCTGCTCGGGCGTGAGCCATGCGGCGATCTCGACGGCCTCGCGGTCTGCGCCGGGGTTCTTGCTGTTCGGGCCAGCGGTGTACAGGCGCTTGCGCACGACTGCGCCGAACTTCTTGCCGACGAACGCCTGCCAGTCATCGTTATCGAACGCGACGGTGGGCTGGAAGGTGGGGTTGGAGTCCGCGAGCACGTGCATCTTGTGCTTCAGGATGCCGAGCACGCTGTCCTTCCAGCTCACGATGTCCGATGGGGGCCACTGGCTCTGGGAGTACGCGCCCTTGCGCTCGCCCTCCGCGACGTCCCAGTAGAAGCGGGCGTACTGCTGGCGCTCCACAGGCTCCACCTTCGTGATGACGAGGGTGTACCCACCCGGCTCGATGTCCGAGAACGTCCCGGTGCTTTCCTGAATGCTGTTCCAAGCTTCGCTGAGTCGAGGCATCTTTGACTTCCTTCCGTTGTTGCTTTCTCTTCTGAGCTGCTGGATGCGCCACTGCGCCTCCCTGAACTCCTTCTGCTGTTCCGGCGTCTCGCCGTGGTCGAACCTCGCGTAGCACGCGGCGAGGAACGCAAGCCTGGTCGCCTGCTCGTCCCCGAACCAGTGCCACTCCGGCACTATCTCCGGCATGCCGTCATTGCCGACGCCGATGGCACCGCTCTCCACCACGCCCCTCGACCGCTCCACGAAGATGCGGCTGAGGGAGTGGAATGCGGTGTCCTTGGCGAACCTCCTGTGCTGGGTGCCGAACGGGTCTTGGTAGGGCACCTCACCGACCACGTAGATCGGGTAGTACCTAGAGAACTCGTCCACCTTCCTGCGGTCCAGCTCGGTCATCTTTCCCTTGACCTCCACGAACGTCCACCCGTCGCCGATGCCGACGAGTCCCGCCACGAGGAAGTCTGGCATGTACCACAGCCCGTTGGGGAGCTTGTAGCCTGTCGGCTCGTAGGCCCACTCAAGTCCGATAAGCTCGAACACGACCGCCCATTGCGCTTCCAGCTTCGAGCGGAACCTACAGCCGTGCCACTTAGTCTCTATGGCCTTCGGCCCGTTTCTGCCGTACTGCATAAACCTCCTTAATTATCGGATATATCTTCTGTTTTATCCACAATCGGCTTCATGTTCCAGTACTCGCGGATGAGGGTATCGACCTCCTTGAGGTCGTTGTCCATGACGTCGGGCAGCATGCCCATCGGGGACTTCGCCGTTGACGTGCCGCCGCTCTGGGTGATGAACTGGTACTCGCTCTTGTCCACGTTCGCTAGGAGCACGATGGAGAACAGGCCCTCAAGCGTGTAGTGGTTGTCGATGAGCTTGCCGATGGTCTTGGCCTTGATGCGGTTGTCATCGCCCACCTCCGTGTGGTGCAGGAAGTAGACGATGGTGTCAGGGTCGGTGGCCGTGGCTATCGAGCGCACGAGGCCGATGAAGTTGAAACCAATGCTGTTGAATTTCTCGTAGCCAGTCTTGCGGCTGTCCATCTCCTCGAAGCTCATGAGGAACTGGCTGTCATCGATTGCGTATGCCCGCAGGTTGTTCGCCTGCAAGGTCTTGTAGATGGTCTGGTACGTGACGTTGTTGGCCGTCTTTATGTCAGTGCGGAACGGCAGCGGCTTGCCAGCGACGTTCAGGACGCCGATCTCGCCAGCCTTGAAGTTCCGCAGGGACGTTGACTTGCCGGAGCCTGAAGGCCCCATCACAAGGACCGCTACGCCCATGCTTTCCTCTCCCTCTCTGTCTGCTAGAACCTGTACTCCCTCTCGGTGCCAGCCTTGCGGTAGTGGCCGTGGATGCCGTTCGAGCGCACGACGTGCATCCACCCCTCCATGAACCGCTCCTCTAGCGCCATGAGGGTGATGGGGACGCCGAACTCGATGCAGCAGACCCCATCCCTGTCGGTCGGCACCTGGCGCGGGTAGTGGCGCGTGTCCACGCCCGCCCACGTGATGCCGTAGTCCGCATTGAAAACGACCGGGCAGTACTGTCGCTCGCACCAGACGCGCTCGACTGGCTCGTCAAACTCGACCCACCAGACCAGCACCTCGTCTATGCGCCTCTGGATTGCCTCAAGCTCTCCCGGCTTCGGCTTGAGGTGGTACGTCTCCATCTCACTCGCCTAGAAGTCCGGCGATGAGGTCGCCCATGCCCTCGCCAAGGGCTGGCCCGAACGCCTCCGCCACCTTGTCCGCGCGGAAGCCGCCCGGCTTTCCGTTCGCCGCCACGCTCGCGGGAACCTCCGGCACCTCGTCCTCGGTCACCATGACGCCATCGAGCGTGTCGCCCGTCTCTCGCACATAACGCTCGGCAAGTTCGCCGATGTGCATCTTGATGTAGGCGGATAGCCATTCGGCGAAGTCCTCGTTGTCATCGGCTAGGATGGCGTCGTAGTCGTAGGCGGTCACGGTGCGCTCTATGCGTGCTGGCTCGCCCTTCTTCTCGTCGAACGTGTAGCGCCCCACCTTCTCGCCGTTCACGATGATGTCGTGGCCGCGCTTGCCGTCAAGCTCGTAGAGCGTGCGGTAGTAGTCGTTGACCTGATCTCGCAGGTTCCCAGTCACGCCCGTCTTGGTGGCCTTGTCGACAAGCTGCTTCAGCGCCCATGCTGCGGCGAACTCGTCGACAACGTTAGGCATCGATGACCTCCCCAGTCTGCGTGTCGATGACGCCGATGCCGTCGTTCATGGGCAGCGGCATCTGCTCGGGGTATATCTGGATGAGCACGGGTTCCTCGATGTACGGCTCCACCTGCGCCAGCGTCTTGCCGCGCACCTCCACGGTGAGCTTCGCGCCCTTCTTGTCGAGCGTGCCCTTGGTGACGATGGCCTTGGCCTCGACCATCGGCGGGCAGCTCTCGTGGCTGCTGCGCCACTCGTACATCTCCGCGAGCTGCACCCCGAAGTCGAGGTAGCGGTTGTACTCGTCGAGGTCGAACCCATGGTGGTCGGCCCACTCCTCGGTCCCGCTGAACGTGCCGTCAGTCAGCAGCGCCTCGCGGATGGTCGCGGCAGTCTCGGCACTAAGAAACTTCTCCTTCATGTTCCTCTCCTTCTCTAATAGAAATGGCCCCTATGGGCCACTCGGTAATTCGACTGCTATGTGTTATTACTTACTCCTCTTTCTCTGCAACAATAATGCCATTGAGAGAATGACTAATGCGCAGCTCCATGCCCATGCTATCAAGGTGGTTGCCAATCACATCTTTTAGAGCGAGTAGGTCGTGACCAGACGGTGCAACATCCCCACCGCTTGTCATTATCTTGTAAATTAGGTCGTTCTCCTTGAGGTACAACGTCGTGGTGTTCACAAACACTCCCCCAAGCAGAATTAGCGCATCTCTCACGGCCAATGCTTCTCCCTTATTGACCTTCGATGTCCTCTTTTCAGTTTTGCACCTCAGAACCAATGCCTGAAAGCCCTTTGGCGTATCTACCCAGATATACTTCTTGGAGATTGTTACACCCACGGTCAGCCCTGCCAGCATAAGCGCGACCGTCTTTGGTGTCAGCCAGTCACCTTCTAGAGTGTCTGCTTTTTCCTCAACCTTGTTTGGCTCTCTCTTCTCAATCTTCACTTCACGTCACCTGCGATCTGTCGAAGAATCGAAACGCTGCTCTTCTTGGCTGACGGTGTATCGAATACGACCTTCGCGCACCCAGTGCCAGAGAGGATGAGGTATACGACATCAATGAAGGTTATCTGCGTCCCATCTCCTTTGATATGGAACACGGGCTTTCTTTCGCACTTTTCGGACAGGTCAGCAATGCTTTCAATGTCTCTTGCTACGGCGCTGATTCTCGTCGCTATGGCCTCAGCGACATACCTACTGTCCTTCTCAGGGTCGATGTATGTTCCTCGGCCATCCCCTATCCCAACACCACCAGCCTTTTGCACGGCCTTCCTTACGCCGTCCGTTATCTCGCTCTTCATTGACTTCGGGAAATCTTTGCCAAACTTGTGCACTATGTCAGGCACCGACACGGTTCCGTCTTTGCGCAGCTTGTCTCGCGCAGCGGCCTTGCAGTCATTCATCGCATCATGCATCGCTGCACGTTGACCTGGCACATATATCTTTTGCCTGTAAATGTTGTCAATGGTTTGACCATCAGAGCACATGTCGATGTACTTCATGCGCTCATTGTCATCAATGCTTGCGAGCCATTCTGCCGCAAGCTTGCGGTACTTACCCTTGATAAGCTCAGCGCTGCCGCAGACTTCATAAGCCCTGATGAGTGCATACGCCTCATACTTAGCAAACATAATCGACTTCTCATGAAACATGTCAGCAGCTCGCAGAGCCTCCTTGATGGTGTCAAGCTTGAAGAGCAACTTTCGTATGTCTTGCTCACTGGTAGCGCAATCAAGCTCATCCATAAAAGCATCGGCCTTTATGATTTCATTCATACAGTCCTCCTCTCCTCAGCATCGAGCCTCCTTCCGCACATCGGACACACCTTCGGGTGGAACATCACCGTCGCTGGAAGCGTGTACTTGCCTGCCCTGTCATCGTCAATCAGGACCAGCAACGACCACTCGTTGTCCTCGAAGTCGAACCAGAGGTTGACGCGGCCCTGCGAGTGGTGAACGAGGTCATCGTCATTGGTGAACGCCCACTCACCCACAAGAACGCCGCCCTCAAGCTCGCCACCATTGCGGGCAACGGCAGCGTCTAGGTCACAGAACTCGCAGCTCACTCTTCGTCCTGCTTCCATGCGTACTCGACGCCAGTGACGGTGTAGGTGGGCTTGCTGTAACAGTTGCCGTCACCACTGTCCTCGACGTGCTTCTTCTCGTGGATGATTGCCTTGATTGCGACGCAGCGCCCATAGCACTTCGGGCAAAGGTCAAGCTCACGCTTCTCGTAGCCAAACATGTGCGACTCAGTGGTGTGCGTCTCGACCAAAACCTCGTGACGCCAGCGGTTCTCTCCATTGAAGTGCTCGCCAAAGTCTCGCTCCGCGCCGCACATGTCGCACTTGACATGAATGATGTTCTGTTGCATCTCTACTCCCAAAGCTTGATTGACAGCGTTCCGTCATCGAGGTCGATGCCGTGCTCCTTGAGCTTCTCCAACTGCTCCTGCATCTGCTCGTGCTCGTCGATGATGCGTGCAAGCTCATGCACGTCACCATCCCAGAAGCACTCGCCTTCCAGCTTCAACTCCAAGTTTCCGTTGACTTGCAGGTAGGCGCTGACCGAGTGGATGTTGCCAGTCTTTTTCAGGTAGTTGCAACCGCTACTCTCAGCACGCTCATACACGTGGCCGTACATCCAGAGGTAGTCGCCATCTCCGTCCTCGACCTCGTGATCGTCAATCTTGGACGTGTCCCAGCGCGTGCGGTAGTACTTGCCCCACTCGTCTAGCGTCATGTCCCAGAAGGGCGACTCTCGGAACTCATCGAAGGTGTACTCCTTAGACCATTCGCAACCACTCCGAATGGAGCGCCATCCGTTCTCGTGAATCTCGGTTATGACATCATCCTGAACGACAACGGTAACGGTGTCGGAATAGGTGCTAGGGATGACCCTAAGCATCCTTGCTGATACCTCGCCAACCTCCTTTCCACCCATGTTGCGGTACTCGATATTGCCGTCTGACTTGCCGCAGGTGTCGTAGGCGAGCTTGAGGTCACGAACGTTCTTTGGGTCTGGCTTGGGCTTTGGCTTCGTGGTATTCGGAAACATCCCTAGTCACCGTCCCATACGCCATCGGGACGCATCCTCGCAAACGCGAGGAGCTGCATCAACGGTCGCTTTGCGTTGCCCTCGGTCGCATCCCAATAGTCATCGCTCGTCTCGTCACCAAGGGCGGCAATGGCCTTCTCAAGTACGGGGATGGACTCTGCGCCGGACATGCCATAGATTGTGCGGATGCCATTCTCGCCCAGCACGTCATCGCGTCGATAGAACTTGCCGTAGTTGTAGGTGACGTTGAGCCAGCATTCCGTGGTACCGCCGACTGCATAGGTGCCGCCGCGCATGAAGTGCGACTCATTAAGCTCTATCGGCGTGTTGTCAATGTGGTCGTTGAGGTAGATGTCGTAGCTCACTCGGCATCACGCTCCTCGCGCAGCTCGTCAAGCACCTCGCGCCACTTCTTCTTGCGACTACCACGCATCGCCATGAGCAGCGCGGCCTCGTCAACGACCTCCTGTGCGTGACGCTCCATCCACTTGTCCATGTAGTCGCTGACGTACTTGTGCCAGTTGACCTTCGGCTTGCCATACTTGTCGTTGCCGTATGGGCCGTATCCGTAGTCTCGCGGCAGCGCCTCGGCGATGCCCTGCCTGACCACGGAATCGACAACCTTGGCTACCTCGTCGCGCCCAAGCTCGGCGATCTGCCTTTCGATGGGCGACGTGTCGAAGCAGAACGGAATCGTTACGTCGTGAATCATGTCCCCTCCTAAAAAGAAAGGGCCGTCTGGCCCTCTTCCTTCTTCTTCCTTCTTGTTTCCGCATGGTGCTTGGCGTCGTATTTGAGGTGGCATCGAGCGCATCCGGCCATAAGGTTCTCTGGTCTGCAATCCTCTGGCGTGTGATTCAGGTGCATCACCGTGAGGATGCGTCCGTGGTCCTCGACCTTCTCGCCAGGTCGATAGCACTGAATGCCACATATCTGGCACTTCCAGTCTGCGGCATCCTTCACCCTGAACGCTATTTCGTTCCAGTTCTTCGGGTAGCGCTTCCTATCCATCGGCATCGGCGTCATCCTCCAACATGCAAATGAGGTCATCAGCGAGGTTGGCTAGGTTGCTCTTGGCATTCAGCAGCTCTTGCTTGACCTTGCCATCGGTGAACGCCGCCAGAACCTCTAGCTTTCCCTCAATCCAGCCGACCGTGAGAACCATGTCTGGGATGCCGCGCTTGTCGTTAATCATTGTCACTCCCCTAGAACGGCAAGTTTTCGGGTAGCAGCTTCTCACCACAGAACGGGCAGTAGCTAATCGTGGTGATGCTCATGCCCACGTAGCATGACGGGTCGCCATCCCAGTCCGGCTGGAAGTCAATCAGCGTCCATTTGCCGACGCGCTCGTAATTGCGGATGGACATGTATGCCTTCAGCGAACCCTCGCAACGGTGCGTGATGTAGTTGCCGCGCCAATCATTGCCAGCCATCAGCCGACCCTCCTGTTCCATACGGCAACGACGTTGCGTTCGCCATACTCGTACACGTGGTAGTCGGTCTTGACGTGGCACTTGGAGCACTCGACCTTGCTATGGCTCGGCTCGTCGCTGATATAGAGGTGCTTAATGCGTGCCTTGCCACCACAGAACGGGCAGGGAAGCAACACCTTGCTCTCAGTCACAGCCATGCCCTGACCACCACCCACCTGCTCCAAGGCAGCGACTCCGTGATTGCACGTGCGATGGTGTCGGCGAAGTCTCCCATGTCAACCTCGACGCCACAGAAGTCGGAAAGCACGTCGCTTGGGATGTCGTTGAGTCCCAACTTGCCACTCATGCCATGTTCGACCGCACAATCCCACCACGACTCGAACAGGGCCTCGGACACCTCGCACACAACCTCGTCCTCGTCGTTGTAAATCTTGTCGAACTGAACCATGCCATCGCAGAACTCGCCGAACAGCAGCCAATCGACGCTGGCCTCAACGCCCTCGTGGTAGTACCAAGAGTAATCGTCTGGCCCGTTCTCGGTAATCATGATGACGGGCAGATCGGGGTTCTGCTCAAGCACATTGCGCACTTGTTCGGCGTTCTTGCGGCCAAGCTCAATCGTTCGCTTTATACTCCTTGCCATCACCAATCACCCCTCGAACAGCTCCTCATACGTGCAGCCAAGCACCGACTTCAAACGGCGAAGCATGATGTACGACGGCTCTGACTTCGCATTGGCCCAGCGATACACCGTCTGTGACCTGTCAAGGCCCAAAAGCCGAGAGAGCGTGGACTGGTTAAGCCCGCGCTCCTTCATCAGCCGTGACAGCCGCGTGGCGAACGCGCCAACAGGCTCGTCCTGCGTCACGCTTGGTCACCGCCAGCATCTTCGAGAACCTTGCGCAAGCCCTCAGCGTAGTCGCTCAGCGACGTCATCGCGCCAGCCGTGTCGAGCTTCCCGTCGAACGCCGACGATGCGGCGTCAGCAAGGTTGCGAACGCCGTCCCAGTAGGCGAGCGTTGCGATGTTGATTACGGGGTCATCGTCAGGGTCGATTGCCTTCCTGCCCTCGGCTGCGAGCACCTGTGCCGCGATGATTACGGCAAGGGAGTCGCTTGCGCTCATTCGATCACCCCGCAGAGCCTCAGCGCCTCCTCGGCGGTTTCCACCCACGCCTTGCGGGTGTAGCGGACGCACATCTTGCCGTCATACGTCTGGCTCGGGAAGGCCCAGCAGTCGCCATCGAGGTTGCGGAAGTTCACGATGGGCGTGCCCTCTCCGCGCTGCTCCCACTCGATGCCAGCCTTGTCCAGCATCTCCTTTAGCTTCTCCATCTCGGCATCGCCGAGCTTGCGGGCGTTAACGTCCACCACCATCACAGCTCACCCCTGTCAAGAAGCTCGCGCAGCAGGGAGCGCGTGCGCTCGTGCCGCTCGTCCGGGCTTCCGTCATTGACCAGCGGAAGCGGCTCCTGCGGCAGCTCATCGCCCTCGCCCTCTCCGCCATGCATCTCGTGGCAGACGATGGCGTCCATCGTGTCGCCGCAGTCGAGCGCGTCTGCGGTGGCGTTGAGCGCGTCTGCCAGCACGCGGCACTCGTCCGCGTCGGCTACGCTGTCAGCGAGGTACGCGATCACATCGTCCCACGCCTCGGTGCGGACGCGGTTGCGCCCGACCTTGCGCAGGGCGCACGTCATGACGCCGCGCATCGGCTCGTACTCGTCGCAGCCCGCCGCCTTGGAGACGGTCTTGGAATTATCCGACCACAGAACGATTGTCGCAGGGTCGTTTAGAATCACACGCTCGGGCTTAGGTGCATCGCATCCCATATCGACACCAAGCCTCTTTGCCGCCAGCTTGAACGCGCTGCCAAGGTATTCCGGGTCGAACCCGCCGACTCCGCAGAGGTGAATAGTAACGTCTGTGTTCCCGATAGTCGGGAAGAGCGCAGTGCCGTCAGTGAAGGTGGAGCCAATGCTATAGTCACATTCGATATTCACGGAAAATGGCCTCTGATACTCGCCAATAAGAATCTTCTTGTCCTTCGTCAATTCAGTTCCTCCATTCCCCACGCCGGAGCGCCAAAGCACAGCCAGCAGAAGTCAAGCAGGGTCATGCACAGCCAGTCGTGCTCGTCGCTGGCATGGAGTGGCAGCTTCTCGGTGACTGCATTGAGCGCGAGCCACGTGCCGCCCTGCATCCACACCTCGGACCGCATGACGTTCTGGTTGTAGTGGTTCACGACGAGGATGCCGCAGTCAGCGCCCGAGTTCCCTGTCTCCTTGACGGTCTGCTCTCGGAAGTCGAGCATCTTTTTTTCGTTCGGGTACGACTTGTTCCACTTGGCCTCGACGCAGATAGTCAGGTCATCGACGCTCAGGCGGATGTCACCGTGGTCCTTATCGCCGTGGAGCACGACGCGCTCGCAGCACTTGATACCGTTCCAGTCGTTGAACACGTCAACCAGCGCAGTCTCGTACCTGGTCCCCTTAACCTTGGACGGGTTTGCCATTAGCGGTCCGTCCTCTTGAGGTAGAGGTGCTTGTCGCGCATGTACACCTTGACTGGAAGCTTCGCTGCCACAATTGCGTGGCGCAGCGCGTTGTAGGCGCTTGCCAACTTCTGGCTGAAGTCGGTGACTTCGGCGCACTCTATGCTGCTCTCATAGAACTCGGTTATGATGTCTTTCCAACAGCTGCGTGAGCCGACTGTGGAAGGCTTTGCCTCAACCAGCTTCATTTGATACCTCGATTCCGTTAAGCTCTGCCCATGCCCTCTGCCATGCAAGCTCGCTCTGGTACTCGATGGTCCCGCACAGCCCGATGAGTGCGAGCATGAGCACGATGATTACTCCAAGGATGATTCGGTCCGTGCGGCTGAGGCCCGAAGCTTCTCCTGCCACGTAACCCAATCGCTCTCCCTGATGCGGCGGTATCGCTCCCCGCCGTTGGGCGCGGTGGCTATCAGCTCTCCGCGTCGGATGGCGGCGTTGATGGTTGACTTGGGCCACCCGGTCATCTTGACTAGCTCGGCCACGGTGTAGCTGCGTTCGAGGCAGGTGATGCTCGCGTACAGCTCGCGTGCAACGTCCGTCCTCGTGTACGACACGCCGTTGACCGTGATGATCTCGGGATGCCACACGTCCTTCTCTTCCATGCATGTTCACCCCTCCCGTGTTGTAAGATGGGTGCCGTCTCGGCCTGCACAAGTTGAGACGGCACCAAGTTGAGGCTCCTCACCAGTTGCCGCTGATGGGGGGCCGTGGTTTTTGTTGCTGTTAGTCTTTTCCTGCCAATGCTCTGAACCCTTGAGGGGTCAGCCGCGCCAGTACCCAAGTCGGACGCAGCCCCCTTGCTGGTTACTAACCCTTAGCATGGCAGCTTCGGTAGTGCTCTTTGCTTGTGACCATCGCAAGGAAGTCAATCCGTCGAGCGCACGCGCTAACACATGCGTGCGTCCAAGCCTCTGCTTTACGGCTGCAATAGGGTTATGCCTTGTGTGCAGTCAACCTCAGACACGGGAAGCGTCGGGCATTGCGTGGTGCTGGACTAGGCCCAGCGGTGAATCGGCTCCGGCAGGTTGCCGTATGCAGGACTAAACCGAAAGGAGGGATTTAGGTGATTTGCAACCTTTCGACGGCACATCCGAAGTGTGGGACGGGGAAGGCCGAAGTGAGCCGACTCATCGACGGGTCTAGGTGTCCCTCCCCGCGAAGGGGAGGGGTTGATGCTAGTCGGATGGGGTTACGTCAAGCAGCTCGCTGACCGAGCAGTTGAAGAGTTTCGACATCTCAACCGCATCGAAGATGCTGAAGTCCGTCTTGCCGCTGAGCTTCACGTAGAAGGTCGACCTGCTCATGCCGATGCTCTCGGCAACAGCCTCTTTCTTGACGTTGTTCCTCTGGCAGTAGTCATCAACCCAAGCGTTGATGTTATTGACCATCTGTTCTCTCATCGTCGTACCTCTCCAAATAGTACCGATTTCAGGACTCGGCGAATTAGATTATTGCGTACTGAGTTCGGTGCTGCAATACTTGTTCCAGCAGTTTTTGTATTGATTTCTGGACTGGGCGGAGGTAGATCATGGAGTATTCGGACATACTGCGTTACTACCTCAAGAAGTGCAACATCACACAAGCTGAACTCGCTAGGAGAATTGGCGGTACGTCTAGGTCGACCATTGGCGAGCTGATGAGCGGGAGGTCCAAGACGCCATCAGTCTATAAGGCGAAAGCCATTGCCGAGGCTCTTGGCGTGTCGCTTGACGAGATGATAGACATGCTCGTGCATGACACTGTTCCAGATGTGGAGCCGAAGCGCTCGGACAAAGAATAATTCAAATGAAAGTAAAAACGCATCAAACCCCCGTGGACAGACGAGGGCTTGAAGGGGGCTACACCACCACTTACACGAAAGGCGGGTGGCAAGCTACGGCACGCACGAAGCGCACTGAGGAGATGTTAGCACATGGCTAAGAAGCGACTGAGGGACGAGTGGGGTTCGATCACCGAGGTTGACCGCAACGAGAGGTACCGCATCCGCTATTGGGGCAAGGATGAGAGCGGCACCTATCGACGCATGACCTGCACTGTCCGTGGTACGCGACGGAACGCGGAACGCAAGCGGGCTGAACTGATGCTCGAACACAGCGAGGAAGCGCAATGCGTCACCGTCGATTACGTCTGGAAGCACTGGTACCTTCCGACTCTTGAGCGGCGCTGCAAAGACGGCGAGATGTCCGACAAGACCGTGAGCCAGTACAAGAGCCGCTACGGCTCCGCAATATCCGAGAGGTGGGGGCAGGTGCCGTGTGACGGAATCAGGCCACTTGACGTGCAGCAGTGGCTCGACGGCATCAGCTACACCAAGGCGAGCCAGTCGCTCAACATGCTCAGGCCAATGCTCGACTACGCCGTTAGATATGGCGAGATACCTTCCAACCCGTTCAGGGAGCGCTATCTGCTTCCGTCGAAGTCAACGGTCAAGCGCATGGACGATGGCGTATGGAAGCTCGGCGAGCTGAACCAAGTGTGGGAGCATGTGCGCGGAGAGTGGTTCGAGGGTGCCTTCATATGTGCGGCGTTTGGCGGGTGCCGTGTGGGCGAGTCGATTGGCGTCCAGGTAGGCGACATAAATCGCCTTGACGTTGACGGCCTATGTGTTGCGGTTGTCAGGGTCGAGCGTCAGGTGAAGAACGCTGGTGGCGTTTCCGAACAGTTGAAGAACCCGCAAAGCAGGAGGCCAATCGTCATTGTCGGCAAGCCAGCGGAGCGCCTGTGCGAGATTGCCGAAAGCGCATCGATCTGGGTTACTGGCGACGGCTTCGGTGGGCCAACGACACAGTTGAGGCTTGGAACATCATGGAAGCAGATGGCAGACCGATTGCCAGATGGGATGTGGCACCCGTTCAGGAACCTCAGAAACAGCTACCAGACGTTCATGCGCTGGGAGGTTGGACTTGCCCCGTACTACATCGAGGAGCTGCTTGGTCACAAGGGAACGACGGTCACCGACAAGCACTATGACAGGCCGGACGAGAGCGCCATCGTTGGCGTCACCGTGGCGGCATGGGAGGCGTACCTAAAGGCTTTGCGGGCGCACGGAAAAGCACCCTTCGATGCACGTTAACGCTCGTCTGGGATATTTTGGGATACGACAACCTTATACAGCTATCATGACCTGCTGTTCTTTTGTAACTAAGTACACGTTCCCGAACTATCAGATATGGTCTGCAAGAACAGCTTAGTCAATCTACGAGCAGTTATTCATCGTATAAGGTTGCTGTGGATGCCATGAATCAAGAAATAGGGATACGATAGGGATACGGCATTTGTTTAATGTTTTATGTATGTTCACAGGTGCCGCACAACTCGTCGCAATAAAAAAGCAAGCACCCCCACCACGTCTGGCAGGGGTGCCACTAGTGGGCGCGTCTATAGCCACGCCCGTGTGACTGTTTCAGTCGGGCCGTCACCGCCGCTCTACTTTTCTGGGCAAAGTAGCCAAGCCCGCCATTTTCCGTATGGGGATGGCTCCCCTGGCAACGCGGCTCTCCGTGTGGGAGCTACCCGAACGGACTGCCACGCTAGGCAACGCTGCATGCGTGCGCCGCCATCACTGATGCCATTGTACCACCGAACGCAAAAATCCCCCGCCCCCATTGCGGGGACGGGGCAGCTTGCCGCAGCCTACGACACGAAAGTAATGCCAACCAAAGCAAAGGGGGCGCCAGTTTCATCCGGTGACGGAATCTCGCTTGGCGTCGGAATCGTGAACCCCATCCAATGCTTGTTCTCGCCGACGTAGTACTGCACGCCATCGACTCCCCTGTACAGGCGAAGAGGGTAGTCTCCTGACCACAAGGAGGACTTGAAGCCTACCATCAACGACGCGCCCTCTTGCTGTAGGCTGGAATTGGACGAGTCGAGGCCAATGACCATATAAAGCCCAGCGCGGAGCTGGGGACCAGGACTTGGGCTGCCGTCCACCCTGAGCAGTGGCGCAGTGGAGAGGGTTTCTGCGCTGTCATAGTCGCTGTCGAGCGTGATGGGGCTGTCGTAGATGCGCCACGTGTCCATTGGTATGGTGCCAGACCCGGTGACGATGAAAGCTACGCTCTCGTTCGGAAGGTCGCTACCGCCACCCCCACCACCCCGCCGATGTTCGGTGCGAGGTTCCTAATGGCCTCGGCGATGGTCCCACCATGAGCCTCGCCACCAAGGGCTACGGTCACGGCATCCACCGCCTCGGCAATGGTCTTTGGAGCGTCACCGTCATAGCCATTTGCCTCGGCAATGGCGGCAAGCTCTTTCTTCTTCGTAGCCATGTGCTACCTACTTTCCGTTTCGCGTTGGTGCGGTGTGGCGTGGTGGCAGGATGCTGCGTACTACTTTCGTAACGTTTATCCTGCCATCTCCTGTTGTGTTTAGATCACCTGTTAGCCAAGGCCGTGTTTCGTTGCTATATTGTTTTTTTCCACGTCGTTGTTGGAGTTGATCCGAATATACGTGATTTGTCCGCCTTGGCTACCGAGTCCGTAAAAATCCGCATACTGATACTCGCTATACGTGGCAGCATCGCAGAAGTCACTCAACGGCATCAGTTGATAATTCCACACGTCATTCGAGCCATCCGTAAGACCAGTAATAAGTGCCCAAACAGGCAGACTTGCACGTACTGCTTCGCCAATCTCAGCAAACGTCTTATCGGCTGTGATGGTGGTACCGCTTTGAGTGTTAGTCACGGTAATTTTTACGATGAAAAGCTCACCGCCACCGCCACCGCCGCTGCCACCGCCGCCCATGACGGAGCCAAGTGCATTCACGGCCTCGGCAATGGTGCTGCCGCCATCGCCATCGTAGCCCTGCGCCTCGGCGATGGACATGATTTCTTCCTTGATGGTTGCCATGATGGCCTCCTGTTCTGTTCGTGCCATCGCCGATTGGCGGTGGCGGTTAGCTTGTTACCTCGTAGTGCCGTGGCCGACGCGCTGCGCGTGGTGGCTGCTGCACTCGTGGAGTCGGCTGAGACGGCTAAGAAAGCATCGTTGACGTGTACTCCTTGTTGCTGCCGCTGGTGCTTGTAGACGTGATTTTCATCCCCTTTAGGGACCAAGCCCCCATGCCATCGTCCTTTCCGTAGAGGGCATATACATCGACCTTGCAAGCGTCATCTGATACTTCGGATACTCTATAGCTAGTCGTATTCATATAGCTAATCCCGTCAGAAGGGATAAAGACACCATCAAGGCTAAAGTAGATAAGAGCGCCCTCGCTGTACAAATCATAGATTTCCTTGTTGGTCTTGTCGGCAATTATCGGACCCGTTTCACTAAAACTAAAGGTGACCTTGACCAGCTTGCCGCCGCCGCTGCCACCGCCACCCATGACGGTTCCGAGCGCGTTCACTGCCTCGGCAATGGTCTGGGGAGCGTCACCGTCATAGCCATTTGCCTCGGCGATGGCGACGATCTCTTCTTTCTTCGTAGCCATGTGCTACCTACTTTCTGTTTCGCGTTGGTGCGGTGGGTGGAATAGTTGGTTAGAGAGCTAGGTGGGTGACACATGCCCCGAAGCCGTCCGGGGCGATTAGGAGCCGAGCGTGCCCCTTGCACCCTTGAAGGTCGTGCCGCTCGGTGCCATTGCAATCAATGACACAGCAACCTCAGTCTTGTTCATTGATGTGGTTATGGTCACAAGGTAGAACTCAAGGACGGTTACCATGCTTCCCGCGCTCTTGTCATATGTCATGCCAAAAGAGCCAAGTCTATACACGCAATTGTCATATCCGCTCATGGAGTGGTCGTGGATGACCACGACATCGTAGTTGCCCTCGTTGACGTAGGCAACGGCCTCCTCATAGGTCACGTCTGTGGTAAGCACATCGTCACCACCTGTGGCAGTAATGATCATGCCTGCGCCCCCACCAGAGCCGCCACCGCCAACATAGCCAGCAGCAACCTTGATGGCCTCAGCCGTGGTTCCCGGCATGTCACCTTCATACCCACCCTCGCGGGCAATAGCTACAAGCTCTTCCTTCTTAGTGGACATTCGCCCTCCTTAGACAGAAAGAGGGCGGGAGAAGATTGCCTTGAGCAACCCCCCCCCCGCACCAACTTTTCGATTGATACCGGGGCGTTTTCCCACGCCGCCCCATTGGCACGCTTGGTGGTGCCTCACCATTCCCACGTGGGTGGATGGAGTTCCTTTACCTGTGACCCGCGCAAAGCCTGTCGATGCAGACGGGTCTGCCAAGCGCCCTGCTTGCTGCGGCCACCGCCTCGATGGCATGGCCTTCGACAAGCTGTGCCGCCCACTCCTCGGTTGGCACCCAAGCGCTCGCGGGAATGCCGGAGCGCAGCCGCCCAAGGAGTCCCCATGACAGCGTGATCGCGTGCGCTATCTCGTGCAGCATCACGCGGTCGAGGAGCGGCGGCATCACCGACTCGCTGACGCATACCGTCCTCGTCGCTGGGTCAGTGGTGGCGAGCCGTTCGATGCCCGTTCTGTCCGTGAGCCTAGCGTCTCCTGCTGGCACCCTGACAACCCTCCACACGTCCCCGTTGATGACGAACGGCCTCATGCTACATGCCGAGCATCTGCCGCAGCTCGCGCTGCTGAGTCCCTGCCGTTGACCTTGATGATGCCGTTCACTGGCTGCTGCACGGGCATCGGCTGGGGCTGGTACCCCATAGGAAGCTGCTGCGTGACGCCGTAGCCCTGCGGGACCGTGACCTGTGGCAGGTACGGGTTGTTCCATGTCGGCGTGTAGGGCATTGACTATGCCTTCTCTCTCTCGACGGTTACGACGCGCTCCGTGTGAAGGCACCGCTCGCACGTCAGCTCGACCGTCCTGACCCCATTGAGGGACCAGTCGGAGTAGAGCAGCATGTACAGCGGTGCGCCGCACTTGGGGCATCGGCGCTCCGTTACTATCGACTCGTCCCTCATGGCAGAAGCCCAGCGACGAGCTGTGCCACGGACGAGACGATGTGGAAGATTCCCACGCACGCGAGCAAGATGAGGGCGAGCATCGCGGCGTCGGCCTCCTCTATGCTCGTGTGCCGACGCCGCCTCACTTGACCACCCTGCCGAAGTCGCAGGTGGCAATCGCGGTGTACAGGCGCTTCTTGGTGCGTGGCCCGATGTGGGTTGCCCAGACGTATCCGTTGCCGATAACCACGCCGTCGAACGTCCACTGGTCGCCAGCGTCGAAGTGGGTGACCTTCTTGCCCGTCTTGGTGCTGGGCGCGTCGCGGACGTTGGTGAACTTGTTGAACTCGTACTCGAACGTCATGGGAATCACCTTCGTCGCTGTGCTTGTGGTGGCAGACGTTGTGCCGTAGCTGACCTTGACCGCCTCTATGGTGCCGTCGCCAGCGCGGTTCGGCTGGCTGTAGCCGTGGGCGCTGTGGTCGATGAGGTGGTCCATCACCTGTGCCGCGACCTCTGCCGCAGGGATGCCGTTGACGGTCTTGCCGCCCTCGTAGCGCAGGAGCTTGGTCCAACTGCCCTGACGGTACGCCGAGCGGGCAATCTCGCCGCCCGTCTGGTCGCCCCTGTTGGGGCCAGTGATGCCGCCGTACTCATCGATGCGTGCGCCACCTTGCATGTTGTTGCCCAAGTACATCTCCGTGTGACCCTCGCGCCAGAGCACGTCGCCGCGCTGCGGGGACGATAGGCTGCGCTGCACGAAGCCGTTCTCGGCCAGCAGCTCAAGCTCGTTGCCTGTCCACATATACGAACCATAGGGAAGCACGTCTGCCGCGCGGTAGCACATGCGCACAGCCTCGGAGCAGTCAGCGTCGCCTCCGTGGATATAGACCGTGGCCGTCGCCATCGCTACTCCTCCGTGGGCTTGGCGGTGTAGGTGCTGATGCCCATCACAGCGCACAGGAAGGTGTACACGACCGCGATGGTGCGGGTCACCTCGTCGGCGTAGGGCCAGCCCCAGATGCCAGCGAGTCCGGCATACAGGACCGACACGGCGGGCATGACCACGGTGACAATGAACTTGATGAGGTCGTAGACGTGATTGGGAAGCATGTAGGTCATGGTTCTACTCCTTCTTCTGGTGCTCTCGGTCAGGCAGGTCCATGACCTGTTTGACCAACTGCTCGACGAAGTGGTTCTTGATGCCGTGCTTGGCGCATATGTCGCAGTAGACCTCGTACTCGGCCCAAAGGCTGTCCTTCTCCTCGGTGGACGCGCACTTGAGGTCATCCATGTAGCGGTGAATCTTGTGCGTGATGTCGGAGCGCATCTGCGTGCACTGCGCCTCTAGCACGGACTCGATCTTGGTGTCCTGGCAGTTCATGCGCTTGTCGATGTCCTCGCGCCACTCGGCCTCTGCCTTGCGCTTGGCGTCGGTGGCCTCCTTGTCCTTGTCCATGCGCTCTGAAATCTTGCGCTGGCCCAGGTTGACCATCGCCTGACCGAAGCAGATGAGGATTGATGCCACGATGGGCGCTGCCCATCCGATGAGTCTGGATAGCTGTGCGTCCATGCGCGGTTTTCTCCTTGGGTAATGAAAAAGGCCACCCAGACGGATGGCCTTCGTAGCTGTTTAGACAACTGTGCTACAGGTAACACTATAGCATTCTTGCTTTAATTTGTCCACCTAGAGCGTAAGCAGGATGGCTACCTCTAGCACCGCCACCGCGAACGCGATGGCAAGGCAGACGCGGAACTGAGCTTGCAGGTGCCTCTCGTGCGGTGACGGGTATGGCATGGCTACGCCTCCTGACCGTAACAACGGCTTTCCAGCACGAAGCAATGGTTGTTCATCAGCACGGCACCGTGCACGGGCAAGCCGCTTACCGCTGCCGCTGCAAGGACGCTATGGAACTTGCTCTCTGCCTCCTCGCGCGTGTCATGCTGGGTGACGAGGTTCGCGACCTTTCCGTCCTCCATGGTTTGCAGCTCTACGACTACATACTTCTCCACTGTGACTCCCATCTAGTTGAGGCGTACTGCGGTAATCCATGTGTCTCCCGCACCGCTGGTTATCGACGCGCTTCCAGCCAGATACACCGTTGTCTTGGAGCTGAACGTGCGGAGCGCGGATACGTTGAGAACGGCGAAGTTGCCGCTCGACTGCCTGATGCGGACGCGCTCGCCCCATAGGGTGCCCGACGCGCCCGAGCGGAAGCCCACTTGCATGTTGCGGTCGCCGCTGGCCGACGCGCTGTTGAACGTCCATGCGCCAACGAACATGTAGGAGCCAGCGGGAATCGTGATGCGCGGCCCATTGGTGTACGTGTCGATTCCTGCCGTCGTGATGGCATAGCTCCCGCTGTTCTGGTAGCGGGTCGGGTCGCCGAGCTGGAGGTACGTGCTGAGGCTTGAGTCGTACGGGTCTGAGAACCTGATGGTTTTCATGCCGTTTATGTTCATATCCGTGCGGCCGTTGAAGTTGTTGATGTCGATGTCGCTGTAGTTGTACTCGCCACCTATCTCGACTATCATCCGCGACCCCTCGGGGTCGGCCTCGACTATCATGCCCGCGCCGTGGCGCTCGTACCCTCCCGAGTCGAGGTACGTCGCGCCGACGTATCCCGCGTCAGCCGAGTCGCGCATGGTGATGAGCTGGCGGTTGTTAATGCCTTTGAGAACATCGACGGAGTTGCCGTCTATGCTCACGTGAATGTCGGCGTCGCGACCTATCTGCGCTCCCGTGCCGAGCAGGCGGGCGATGATGTTGCTACTCTCGTTGCCCTCGCCGTCGTAGATGGCGATGCCGCTCGGCAGGATTGCTAGCAGGTTGTTGGTCCCGTCGCGGAAGAGCTGGCCGATGCTGTTGATGAGCACGTTCGCCCCCGTCTGCGCCGCCTGCCACGCCTCCTGCGTGGCCTCCGTGACGTGGATGCCGCTGGTGTCGGCCCAGAAGTGCTGGTTGACGGCATCCGCGACGGCCTGTGCAGCCTCGGCGATGTTGAGGGACGCGGCGACCCTGCCGCCCAAGCCTGACACGGCCTTCCTGACGGGCGCAAGCGCCTCGCCCACGAACCGCCCACCGACGCTTGGGCTTGTGCTGTTGCCCGTGATCGTGACGCCGTTGTTCTCGATGTTGTACGTCACCGTGTCACCAGGCTGTGCCTCGGCGACGATGCCTCCCGCAACGGGCGTGTCGAAGTCGTTACCGGGGATGCGCACCCAGCCGACGCCGGACTCGTCTCGGCGCACGAACGTCGCTGTGCCCCTTCCGCTCGGGGCAGCAGCGTCCTTCGGGGTAAGCGCCTTCTTGAGTGCCCATGCCACGCGGGCGCTTATGTCCTCTGCCACGTCTTGACCTCCATCCTAGATTCCTCCTCGACCACAATTCCCACCTCACACTTGACCGACTGGCGCATCACGCGCATGTCGCCGTCGAGCCTGACCGACGCGAGGGAGCCGCGCACGAGGTCGTGCGGACACACGTCGGGCCACCACTCGCGCGAGTAGGTGCGCGAGTCGTAGACGGTTGACTCCTCCTCAAGGCGTCGCGCCGCGTATGCCGCAAGCGTCTCGCCGTTGACCCTCACGGGTGACTCGTCCCTCACGTCATGGACCCACCCGCGATGGACGGTGGACGTGACGGAGAGCGGGTCATCGTTGATGGCCGTCGCCTCGTCGCTGTTCTCTATGGCTCTGTAGCGGTTGGGAACCTCACTGTAGTCGAGCGCGTAGTGGACCCCCGTGTGGACCAGACGTGCGTGCGCGGCGTCGAGCTGCAACGCGGGGACTGTCGGCTTCGCCACCACGCGCACCGTGCCGTCGCCCGCTATGCGCAGGACGTGGTTGCCAGCGTCGAGCACCTTCCACACGGCCTCAAGCGCGAACGTGCCTGGGTCGAACACAAGGTGCTCGTCAAGCGTGAAGCCACCGCCAACCTCCACGGGCGCGTTGATGCAGTCGCGCAGCACCGACGCGCACCACTGTGCGCCATCGACACCCTGCGGCGCATAGGAGCCGTCCGAGAGCATCGTGACGGAGGCGGGGTAGAGGACGGAGCGGCCCTGTATGTTGCGCTCGTCGGAGCTGTGGTCTATGTCGCCATCGACAAGCGAGCATTGCAGCGTGCAGACGTTGACGCGCTCAAGCTCGCCGTTCTGCTGGGCGGTCATAACAACGCGGTAGTAGCCCTCCTCGAAGCCCTCGCCGACTGGCGTGACTGACGTGAGGGAGCCGCGCCCCAGAAGGGGCGCGTCCTCGTCCATCGTAGTCTCGTAGGTGACCGCCGTGATGCCGCCAAGAGGCTCGCCGTCAGCCCATGTGTCCTTGTTGACCCGGAACACGCGCCACGTTGCGCTGTACCCGGCCCTCCAATCAATCATGCTATGGCTCCTCAGACTCCTCGACGGTTGCCACGTATCGCGTCAGCGCAACCTCGTCCGCGTCGATGGTGACCGCGAGCGCGTAGCTCCTGCGCTGACCGCCCATGCTGTTGACCTGCACGTTGGCCTCGTAGGCGCAGCCATCGGGCGTGCGCACGAAGCACGACCCCGCGTAACTCGCAAGCCGCCTGAGCGCCACCACCTTGTCCTGCTCCCACACGCGGATGATGTCGGAGTTGTAGGTTCCCTTGCGCTCCGTGCCCTCGTTCCAGTAGCCGTCGATCGAGCCGTCCAGCTTGTGTCGGCTCTCGAAGTCCTTGGTGTAGGCGTCGGTCACCGAGAGGTTGTAGGGAAGCTCCACGTACTCCTCGCCGAAGTCGATACGCAAGTCCTTGCCGGGAAGCTCATACTCGAAGTCATCCCAGGCAATGTCGCCATCGACGGTGCGGCACGCGATGCGGTATCCGTACTCCCCCGTGCCATACGGCGCGTAGGGGTCGGTCACGGTGCCGCCAATCTCGACGCCCTCTGCCACGAGGTAGTATCCATCGGGCGTGGAGCGCCACACGTCGTAGAGGTCGGTTTCCTCGTAGCTGTCGGTCGGTGCCGCGAGCGTGATGGAGCACTGCCGTACCCTGATGCCATCCTCGTCAGTCACGTCGCTCGGCGTGATGGCGATGCCGTCATAGCTGGTCGGTGCCTGATGCGCCCAAGCGACAAGAAACTCGCACTCAGCCGCCTCGGAGGTGAGGCCCGTCTGGTCTGTCGCGCGTGCAGTCACCGAGTAGAGCGCACCGTCTCTCAGGTCAAGCCCGTCAGGCGCGAGGATGACGCCCTCGAATGCGTCCGCGTCCTCGTCGGCCTGCTGCCAGTCGGACGCGCTGCTGCCCTCCACGAGCTGCACGAGGACACGGGAGCCAACCACGGACGGTGAGGCGGCGACCATGACGTAGGTGCCAGTCTCGTCATCCATGAGCGTGTGGGTGAGAACCACGTGGTATCCAGCGACGCCCTCGCCAGCGATGGCGGTTGTCGTGCTTCCCGCCGTCGTGGCGTCACCGATGATTGCGCCGTCCGCATCGACGGGAACGAGCGACACCTGCCACTGCTCGTCAACCTCCTCCGGCGGCTCGCCCTCCTCAGGCACCTCCTGCGGCACGACCTCGACTTTGGCGGTGTAGGTGGTGCCCTCAGTGGCGGCAACGGGGCTTATAGTGCGGAGTCGCGCACCATCGGTCGTGAGCCAGCGCACGCCCTCGCTGTCGATGGTGTAGTAGCCATTAACCCACTTGGACGGGTCGTTGGTGAGGAGGTTCGCCGACGCGGGCCTGCTGATCGCGGCCCACGTGGGGGTCACCGTGTCGGACCACATCACGTCGCCCGCCATCTGCCTGAGCTGCCCCAGCGCACCGACATCGACGCCCTGTGCCCTCACGGTCACGGCAACGTTCGACGTGGGCGACGAGCCGCGCACACGGAGGACGAGCGGCTGTGCCGTCACGTCGCCAGCGGTGAACGTGGTGCCGTCGTATGCGCCAGCCTCGACCGAGAGCGTGGGTGGCTTTGCGATGACGATTACCGACTCCTCGGACTGCGACGTGCCGCCGCCCGTATGGACGATGACGGAGATGCGGACGTTGCCATTGGAGTCTGCCGACGCCTGTAGCTCGTCTGCCGCGAGCGTGCAGGAGCCGAGCGCGTCCGTGCCACTCTTGAGCACTCTGCCGTCGCTCACTATCTCCCAAGCGGTCTGGGTGCCGCCGTCGAACGCCCACGACACCGCGCAGTCGCTCCCGATGGGGACCGATGCTGGTGCGGTGAGCGTGACAGCGCCGGGTGCCACAGACGGCGTGACGGTCCTTGCGTCAGACCACGGCGAATAGGTGGTGTCGGCATCGTCGCGCTCAAGGTAGCGACGCGCCTTGATGTAGTAGTTCGTCCCCTGCTCAAGGCCGCGCACATCGACGGTGCATGACTTGTCCCACTCGGTCGCGGACGCCGCTTTCGGGTCATCGTCCCACGTTACCTCGAAGGTGTCGGGCTGGTCGGTTGAGGTCCATGCGTCCTCGCGGTCGGACCATGCGACCTCAGTGCCCGTGTTGCTGTCGTTGGCGTAGCCCACGGTCACCATAGCCCCAAGGCCGTCATCAGCGCTCGTACACGAGACGATGGCACACTGGTCATCCTCCGCTGTCGGTGCGGGGGTATACAGCTCCTTGAGCTGGTAGTAGTCGGAGTAGCGGTAGAAGCCATCCTCGATCTGGTTCCAGCTCTTGATGCGCACCCACGAGCGCTTGCCCTCAGTCTCGGGGATGACGAGCGACATGTCCACAGAGAGCGCTGTGCATTCGCCATCGTCAGGAACGCCGACATCGCGCCAGTTGTCCTCCTCGGTTGCGGGGATGTCGGACGCCCTCTCGTAATCGACGTTCGCAAGCACCTGTAGCCTCACGCCCGTTGACGGGTGCTCCTTCGTCCTCATCAGGTCGATTGGGATTGTGACCTTGCCAAGCTGCTCGCGCGACGGGCAGCTCACCTGCTCAGTGAGGATGACTGGCTTGTTGGGCCAGCTCACGTAGATTTCCTGCGACGCATCCGCAGAAGGCCCTGAGTAGCCGCGTGCCTGGGCGGTGACGCGGACGCGGACGTACTGCTCGTAGGTAAGGTGAAAGCGGTCCTCGACATCGTACTCTGCCGTGTAGCTCGTGGCTTCGGTGTACTTGACGATGCTGGTGTTGCGGTCAGCACCCGTCTTTCGGGTGTCCTCGACATCGATGGTCACCCTCGTGTTGAGGCGGTCGCGGTAGTCGTTGCCCTCGTCGCTCTTTATGGTGCAGGAAACGTGGCCCGTGTCCTCAGCGTGCTCAAACGACGAGACTTCCGGCGTGCGTGAGACGCCGTAGGAGCGCGTGGCCGTTCTCGTCGGCCCCTTGCCCTTCGAGTTGTAGCCACGGATGTTGAAGGACAGCGATGTGATGTACCAGCTCCCCTTGCGCGGAAACAGGTCGTAGAAGCTGGTGCGCTTCTTGTTGCAGAGCGTGATGTTGCCAAGACTGAGAGACGCCTGCGTGAGTCCCGTGTTGCCGGACCTGTAGGTGAGCGTGGTCCAGCGCTTCGTGTGGCCCGACGTGTCCTTGAGTCCGATGACCCACCACCACTCGAAGCCCTGTATGCGGTGGTCGTTGGTGTCCTTGAAGTCTGCTGAGTTGTTCTTCCACGTGACCTTGTGGTTCGTGCTGCCGCCGCTGTCGCGCGTCGGTGCCGTCACGCTTCCAGGTCCACCTGTCGGCTTCCTCTTGATGGACGTTGCTGCCATTGGTACACCCTCCTACAGGTTGAGGATTCCGAGCGTTCGTGCGATGGCGTTGGCAACCTCGTCTGGGCCGCTCACACCAGTTACCGTGACCGTGATGTTATTCTGTGGCTGGTTGCCACCAAGCTTCCGTGCCACGGCGTCGGAGATGTCATCGATGTAGGGCATCGAATACTTGCGGTTCGTCAGCGGCACGAGAGAGTTGCCGCTGTACAGCTCAGCGCCGTCCTCGCCCACCCAGCCGATGTTTGTCAGCGTCGGGCGCGTGAAGATGCCTGCGGCGTGCTTGGGCATCTTGTTCGGGTTGATGTAGGTTCCTGTCGCCTTCTTGACATCCCTCGTAACCCGCGTTGTGGTGAGCGTGACCGCCTTGGATTGCAGACTGTTGATGGCGTGGACAAGGTTCCACGTGTTCGATGCAGCCGCGCCGCTCGCAACGTTGCCGTTTGCGGATATGTAGACGCTCTTGTTCCTCATGTTGTTGGCCGCAGTGTTCAGGCTCGCAACGTTCTTAGCGGCCTTGTCGCTTCCAGCGGCGTTGCCAGTCGCCTTGTACGACCTGCTCTTGCTGCTCATCTTGTTGGCAACCTCGTTGAGGTCGGCAATCCGCTCGGTGGCCTTCTGCAATCCGTTGGACGAGACGGTGATGGTGCTACGCACGTCGGTGGGCACCTTTCCAAGCGTGTCTGTCACGGCCTGTATGGCACCCGTGTCTGCGGTGACGCCAACGTTGATCTGCTTGTCGGTGCCAAGCTCTTCAATCTGGCTTGCGAACGTGCTGGTGTCGAGACGGACGGGGATGTTGATGCCACCAGTGTCGGCTCCGTTGACGGCACCAGAGAGGTTCGCGGCAAGCTCGCTCGTGTCGAGCGTGACGTTGACGTTCATGGACGTGCCCTCTTCGGCCTCGTCCTTCGCCTCGTCAATGCCGCTATCGTCCACCTCCGCGTTGACGGGCATATCCGCGCCCTCTTCGGCGTTGGCCTTCGATTCGTCAACAGAGCTATCTTCCACCTTGGCATTAACAGGCATGTCAGCGCCCTCTTCGGCATTGGCTTTAGCCTGATCGATGTTCTCTTCGCCCTCGACCTCGGCGTTGAACTTCAAGGTGTAGTCGTTGCCCGTCCACTCGTATATCTCGCCCTCAAGAGTCTCGAAGCTGGTGTGGTCCTCGTTCCACTTGATCTCGCCGTACTTCTCCTCAAGCTGCTTGTCGTTCCACTCGTCAATGAGGCCAATCAGCGTGTCCATGTCGCCATCAGCCTGCTCGACCATCTTGCCGAAAACGTCGGGGTTCTGGTTTGAAAGCTCGGCAAACTCCTTGGCACCGACGCCCGCGTCCTGGAGGCCCTGTGCGAGCGTTTTGACCTTGGGCTGAATCTCCTCAAGAGAGCTTCCCCACTGGCCGTTGGCTATGATGGCATCGCTCATGGCCTGCGTGGTCATCATTATGCCCTCGCGCTCGCCATAGGCATTCGAGGTATAAAACGCGTTCTTATTGATAGCGCCAGTGAGCGCATCGTCGTACACCTTTAGCTCTTCGCCAGCGGCCTGGTACGCCTCGCGCGTCTCGCCTACCGCCTGGTTAAGCTCACGATAGGTTCCTGTCATACGGGCGGCGTTCTTGGCATCCTCCTCGGTCATGGTGTAAAGGTTGCCATAGCGGTCAACCGACGTGTCGCCAGTGTGCTCCTTGGCATACTCCTTCACAAAGTCGCGGCGTGCCTTACGCGCCTTCTTGTAGGCAATCTCCGTCTCTGCCTGCGCCTTGGACGCCTCGGTGTACATCTCCTCGTAGGCACTTACTTGCAGCTCGCGCTTCTTAGACTCGATGAGCTGGTCGATCTCGCCACGGAGGTTGCGGACGGAACCAGACTCTTTGTCATAAGCGCCGAAGAGAATGTCATGCTTGGTATAACTAGTGCCAAGGGCCTCGTTCAACCCGTCGATAGCCCATTTCAGTTCACCCTGACTACCAGCGTAGTCTTTGCCAGCACCAGCGGCCTTGTCGATAATCTCCTTGTACTTCTCAAGCATGCCGATGGACTCGCCCGTGCTCTCGCGCACCTCGCCGATCTTGCGGTAGTGGTCCTGCAAGCCGGAGAGGAAGTCGTTCATATTGACCTTGGCATCCTTCCAAGAGGTGCCGTATTGGGCGACCGCATCCTTGCCGTACAGCATCTCTGCCGCAAGACCGTCTGCACTCCCCTTCATGTCCTCCATGACGCCGTTGAACTTCGCGGCCTCGGCGTTGGACTTCACTATCTCCACGAGGAACGCGCCGACCGTCGCTGCGGCAATGCCGCCGAAGATGCCCAGGAACAGACTCCCGCTCGTAGCTGCCGCAGACAGACTGCTGGCAAGTTTCGTGACAGCAGTGCCAACATTCGTGAGCATGCTACCCTTGGTGCTCAGCTCCGTGACGCCGCCGCCAAACGACTTGAACCACACGATGCCTTGGGAGACGGTGTTTACGATGAGCTTGGAGAGGCCACCAAAAATCTTTCCGAGATTTGAGAACATAGCAGCCGCGACTGGCTCGACTGCGGCGAACCCTGCCGCAAGACCGCCAAAGAGGACGATGCTGCCTTTGGCCTTGTCATCCAGCTTGTCAAAGAAGCTGATGAACCTCTCAAGTGCCTGCGTCGCAGTTTTCATGTAGGGCACCATCGCGTCGCCAAACTCTGCGGCAAGGACGCCAACGGTGTTCTTTAGTTTCTCGTATGTGCCAGAGAAGCCTTCTGCCTTGCGCTCGGCCTCACGCGCCGCGTCACCAGCATCGCCGAACTCGTCATCGAGTCCATTGAAGGCGTCGGTAGCCATGCGCACGGAGTTGTCAACCGTGTCAACCGTCTGCGCTAGTGCTGCGAGCGTCTGGTTCTGGCGGACGCCGTTGATATCAAGGCCCATGAGGGTTGCGAACACCTCGTCGCCATCGTCCTTTAGGCCCCGCACGAACGCCTTCAGCGTATCGCTCGGCTTGCTGCGCCACTCCTCCGCGAACTTCTCGGCACTCATGCCAGCGACCTCGGCGTACTTCTCTAGGCTGTCGCCGCCAGCGCTCACGGCCTTGCTGATGTTCGTGATGGTGGTGGCGATACCACTGGCTGCCGCCTCGCTCTTCTGTCCAGTCGATGCGATTGCAGCCGCCCAGCCCATAAGATCCGGGGTGCTGAAGTGCGCCACGTCGCCGATTGCGGAGAGACGCTGCGTAATCTGCATGATGTTGGACTCCTGCGTGGGCATGTTGTTGCCCAGGCGCACGAGCGCGTCGCCGAACTTATCGATGTTATCGGTGTCGAGGTCGCCCATGACGTTCATGATCTGGCCCATCTGAAGCGCGATGGTGTCAGATTGAATGTCTGTTGCCACGTCGAGGTTTGCAGCCACCTCTGCGAACTTGCCGATTCGCTCTGCTGCATCCTCGGCCTTCTTGCCGCTCTCGTCCATACCGACGCCAAGCTGCGCGGCGATTGCCTCCATCTCAAGCATGTCAGAAGCGCTCGTGACATGTGACATGCTGTACTTCATGGCTGCATCGTAAAGTTGCTTGTACTCGCCCTCCTCGGCCTCGAACGTCTTGCGGAGGTCGCGGTACGAAGCGTCAATCTCGCTCGATGACGTGATGATGCTGCGGCCAGCGCGTGACGCAAACTGGCCTATCTGGACGCCAGCGTTGACAGCCGCCGTGCCGACCTCGCCAAAGTTGACGTTCATCGACTTCTTCAGCTCGTCAATCTGAGTGTCGGTGGTGCGTATCTCGACTTCAAGCTCCTTGAATTCGTTCACCGCCGCTGCGGTGTCCGCCTCCTTGAGGGCGTCCTGAAGGGCCTTCTTGAGACGCGCAAGCTCCTCCTCGTTCTGGACGCCGGACTGCTCGAAGTTCTTGAGCGCTGCCCGCGCCTGTTCCACGTTCGCATTGGCCTTCTGGAATGCGACGGCTGCGTTGCCCGTGTTGCGTGCAATCCTGTCGATGCCGTCAGCCTTGTATGCCTCAAGTTTGGAGCGGAGGGTGTCAGCCTTCTCGCGCGTCGCGTTGATGGCCTCGCGCAAGGCAACCATGCTCCTGACGGTAGTCGATATGCTGAGCGGCCTTATCTGCGACGCCTTGTTGAGTGCATCGAACCTGCCGCGTGCTTGCTCGGCACCAGCGCTCACTTGGTCGAGAACCGCGTCGATGGGCTTCAGGTAGTGCGCGACGGTGGACATGCCATCGAAGGAGCGGCTTGCTCCAGCCGCCGTCTCGCGCAGCTCTGCAAGGTCGAGCTTCGTCCGCGTGATCTGCTCGTCAAGGTTGCCCATGTCCTTCGCACGCTGCATGAAGTCGGCGTTCTTGAATGCCGCCTCCATCTCGCCCTTAGCGTCCTCAAGGAGCCTATTGCACTCCTCAATCTCGGCGTTCAGCTCATTGATGCGCTGGGCACCTTCTTCGGTGCGGCCAGCAGCCTCGCTCATGCCCCCCAGCTCTTCCTGAGCGGATGTCGCCCTTGCCTGAAGCTTGTCAACGACGTCCGAGAGGACGCGGTACCGACTCGCCGCCTCCTCCGCCTTCACTGCAACGTTGCCAGTGGTTATGTCTAGGTTGGAGACGCCAGCGCGCTCAAGCTCCGCCTTTGCCGCGTTGAGTTCACGAAGCTTTGCCTCGGCAAGGCTGATTGCCTCGGCTGTAGCGTGCATCTGCTGCTCAGTGAGTTCGGTGTTGCCGGGGTTCTCCTGAAGGGCGCTGCTCAGCTCGTCAGCCCGGCGCTTGGCGTCATCGAACGCGGAGCCTAGCCCCTTGATCTTCTCGTTCACGTCGCCGAAGCTCCTGAGCGCCGTCGAGCCATCAGAGAGGCTGTCGAACCGCTCCTTCAGCTTGTCGAGTGCAGAGAAATCGACTTCAGGCACAATCTTCTGTCCGGAAGCCTTCTGCATAGCGACGTACAGGCGGTCCATTGTCGCCTCGTTCTGGGCGACCTTCACATCGAGATCGGAGACTTCCTGACGCTGGCGGGAAAGGTCGAACTGCTGGAACGCAGCCTCCTCGTCGGCCTTTGCGCCCCTCAGCTGCTCGCGCAGGTTGGCAAGCGCGCGATCATACGCATCGATGTTCGCTGAGAACGCTTCGTTGTCGCGTTTACCCTGCGTGTTGGCGATCTCGATGTTCAGCTCACGGACGCGGGCAGCGGCCTCATCGTAAGCGGCAGCGGCCTCGTTGGTCTGCTGCGCGGCGGACTTTGTGTAGTCGGACGCCTCGCGTATCGCGTCGATGTCGTATGCGGCGAGCTGCTCCTTGAGTCCCTGTGCCTCCTCTGTCGCAAGGCGCTCCGCCTCTTCAAGAAGCTCCATCTGCGTCGCGGCGATGCGAACGTTGTCCGGGTTCAGCTCAAGGGCACCCTTGAGTGAGTCGGCAGACCCCTCGGTTGACCTGAGCGATTCGGAAATGGCCTCGTACTGCGTGCGGAGGTTGGCAAGGCTGGACTCCACGCTGGATGGCATCTTGATGTCGGCGAGGGACTTCGCCATCTTGACGAAGCCTGCATCGACCTCAGCCACCTGCGCTTTCAGGCTACTGTACTGCTGAACAGCATGCGCCGTGTCCATACGTTGCTGCGCTGCCTCAAGGTCGGCCTTGAGAATCTTGAACATGCCGTCAGTCTCGCTGCCAGTGCGCGTGTACTCGTCAAGGGCACGCTGTGCCTTGTGGAACGCGGCTTCAGACTGCTCGACCTCCACAGAGATGCTGCCGACCTCCTGCGCCGTCCTGTCAAGCCCTGCGGACTCGTAGGAGGCGATGCGCTCCTTCAGGAGGTTGGACTGCATCTGCGCAGTGACCATCGCCTCGCCAAGAGCCTTCGTGTGTTGTGCGGCGAGGTCGAGGTTGGATGGGTCGATGGTGAACGCCGTGTCGAGACGACTGAAGTACTCCTGCGCCGTCTTTGCAGCAGCGGACACGAGAGTGAGCCTTTGGTTTACAGGCTCAAGCTGGTTGCCAAGCTCGCTGAATGACTTGTAGCGGTCAACCTCCGCGAGCTGGCGGTTGATCTTGTTGATCTCGGCTTCCTGTGCGGCAAGCTCCGCGTTCAGCTCGCCAAACTTGGCGGCGTTCGTGTAATCATCGAGGGCGGCGCGGGCTTCCTCCCAGCGGTCCTTGAGTTCCATGACCACATCGGCCTGCTCGTCGCCGACAAGGCTGCGAAGCCTCTTCTCGTCGAACGTCCCAGCGCGAGTCTCTTCCGAGACGTCGTAGTCAGTGGCCTCTTTGATGGCCTTGGACATCCATTCGAGTTCCCTGTTGACCTCTGCGTACTTCATCTTGGCACGCTCTGCCGCGAGCGTCACGCTGTCAGTGTTCCGTGCGAGGTCGGCGACGTCCTTGGCTGCTTGGCTCACAGGCCATTCGCTGAGCTGCTTGATGCCCTGGTTGAGCGAACTCATCTTCGCAGCGATATTCACAGCTTGGGCACCGAGTGCGCCAATCTGTCGGGTGGCGACGTTGATGTTGCCGGGGTCGATGCGTGTCGCCTGAGAGAGCTTGCGCAGCTCGGAGCCAGTCTTGAAGATGGCTGAGTTCGCTGTGCGCAGACCAGTGCTCAGCTTTGTGAGGTCAGCGCCAATCCTGATGGTCAAGCCCTTGTAGGCACCTGCTGGCACGCGGACCACCCCCTGCTATATCCAGTTCTTGACGTCCTCTTCCGTTGCGTAACGGACGTCCTCTTTCTCCTTGGGACTCTTTGCGGCCTCGTATGCCTCGGCGCGGGACTCGAACAGCATCCTGCACACGCTCCACGGCATGCGCAGCGCCTCGTCCCATGCGACGCCAAGCTTCAGAAGCTCGGTCCAGATGTGCGTGTAGGGAAGCTGTATCTCTGGACCTTTTGCCGGATTACTCGGAGGCGGCGGCTCCGGCGTGAAACAAACCCCGCTGGCACTCGTCGAACACGGCCTGCGAGATTTCGCTCATGTCAATGTCTCGCGTAGCTAGACACCACTCGATGAACGACGGCACCTGCACGCCCATCCTGTTCTCGCGCCGCGCGATGGCCTCGGACGTCTTGAGCATCGCCCAGAACGCACGCAGCTCGGCCATCCAGTTGTCGATGGTGTAGTCCATCGCCACCATGTTGCCGCTCTCGTCGAAGTTGCTGGCGGCGCGTCGAATGTCGATGCGCCCGAACACGTCCTTGATGAGGTCGCTCTTGAACTCCTGCTCGTAGATGACGAGGGTGTAGGTCGTAGCCTCGTACTCGCGCTCAATTCCGTTGTGCTCGTAGTCGATGGTGGGCATGTCTACCTTTCGTCGCAGTGTTCCATGTCAGGCGCAAAGCGCACAAAGAAAGGCCCTCTCCCCCATTCCGGGGAAGAGGGCCTGTGCTTCGGGTGCTCTGCTTGAGCGTTTTGGCTTGTTAGCCGTTGGCGGGTGCGGTGCCGGGGGTGATGACGGCGTTCCAGAACTTGTCGAAGGCATCGTGCGTCTGGCCGGAGTCATCGCAGTGGGCCTTGAGGACGTTCACCGTCTTGGCGCTGGTGCCCTCGCCAATGGTGAAGTCGCGGCCAGCGGCGGTGTAGTTGACCGACACGGTGTCGGGGTTGGTCGAGTCCGTCATGGTGTTGGAGGACTGAGACGGGGCGGTGAACGTGACGTTGTAGCGGACGCCGCGCTGCTTGCCCTCATTGCCGGAAACCTCATAGCCAAGCGCGAACGTGCGGGTAACAGGCTCGGTGTTCTGGTAGGTCAGGCCAGAGGTGGCATCGTTCTGGTATCCGAAGAGGTCGGTGTACATCTCGGCGGTGATGGCCGCAAACTCAATGGTGCCCGTCTCTTTGCCTGAAGCACTGATTGTGGCATAGATGCCATCATCGGCATAGAAGTCGTTCTGGGTGGTGTCGGCATCGGAAGAGAGAGAGACGGCACCGGGGATAGACTTCCAAGGGCCGTAGGTACCAGCGGTACCATTCTCGCCGGGGGTGTAGACGGAGTAGTGGACGTTCTTGAGTCCGTAAATAACCTTGCCCATGTGTGGGCCTCCTATTCTGTTATGGGTGGAATGTCAGGGTGTAAGAGGTGACCCATGAGCTTTCCATGGGCACCCACGACTCGTAGCATGCGTAGGGGCCAAGCTTCGCAAGCTGCTCCTCAAGCGCGTCAACCTCGTCCTCGTCAGGCTCAGCCTGATAGAGGTCCACGTCGTAGCGCTGAAGCTTCGCGTAGTTGGCGTTGTCGGCAAAAAACTCGCCCTTCTTGAGCCTGCGGTACGAGAACCACGGGAGGGGCGGAACCTTGCCCTCGGGCCAGCCGCTCTTTGTGCCACGGATGCCGGACTCGCAAAGAGTCGCGTATACCGTTTCGTCAGGCGTCATTTATGGCCCTCTCGATTGAGGCGTCCAGATTCTCTTCCAGCTTCTTGAACGCGGTGTCTGCCGCTGGCTCTATGTGCGGGTGTGGGGCAGCGCGGAAGTAGCCATGGCCCTTCTCAAGCAGGTGCGCAAGTCCGGGATGTGACGGCGAGCCGACTTCGCCGGATGGCGCGTCGCCGCCCGTGATGAGCTGGTGCCTGATGGAGCTTGCGTAACGGCCAGTCTTGTAGACCTTGCCGTACCACTTGATCTCCTTGACCTGCCCCTTGCGCTTGCCGCTCTTGTAGCGGATGATGCCGTCCTTCTTGATCTTGCCCCACCCGCCACGCGAGTAGGAGACGCTGAGGACGGCTCTGGCGTTCTTCTTCCACTCGTCCTCGCCCGTCTGCAACGCCCCCTCGACGGCCTCTGGGGTCACGTCCTTGACGTTCTTTCCCACGCGGTCGAGCAGGTCGGTGAGGGCCTTGGCGAACTTGTCGGCTTCGACTACGACGTCACTCACCGTCTGTCCTGTCTCCGATTCGCTGTCCGATGGTCAGCGTGCGGAACTCGCCAGCGCCAGAGGAGTACATGACCTCGTAGCGCTCGCCGTGGTAGATGCACTGGCTCTCGCCCTTGTAGTCGATGGCACGGAGCTGAATCATGTGCTCGTTGCGCAGGCCGACGTCGATTGGGTCCGTGCTGTTCGCCATGCGCACCTCTGAGGAGCGCAGGTTAGCCATCGCCATGACGCCTATGGTCATGGGGTTGCAGTAAACGGTTCGCGGCACCTGCTCGCCCTTGTGCCATGCGCCGGATGCGTCCTGATAGCTTTCGGGGCTAGAGAGCAGCGTCACGACGTCATTCCAGCGCGACATCAGCCCTCCTCATCGTCCTCGTCGCATGCGTCCGAGTGCATGAGGGCCGTGACGGTCATGCGGTAGTCATCGCTAAAGCGTACAGCCTCGCTATTGTCGTAGCCGTAGTGCGCCTTGCAATACATGAACACGGCCTGCTTGGCGAGGGGGTCCATTGTGCCATTCTCGTTAAGCAGCTCCTCGCGCACGCCAAGACGGCGCATGTCGCGCAGAGCTGCGGCGATGTGAGTCTCGATTTCCGCGTCAGTCTCTTCGGACATGATGCGGAGATGCACGCGAGCCTCGTCAAGCAGGGCCATGTGATTACTCCTCTAGCAATGCGATGAGCTGTGCCTTCTTGGCACCCTTGGGAACGTCGATGCCGCGCTCCTTGGCGAGTGTCTTGAGCGTCGCCACGGTGAGCTTGGAGAGGTCAACCTGCGGGTCTGCCACAGGCTCAGCCTCGTGCGTAGCCTCCTCGACGGGCGCTGGCTCCGGCTTCTCCTCGTCGATGGCCTCGAAGGTGATGTAGCCGGGAAGCTTCGCATCGATGTAGGCGGCTCGCTTCTCGGTGGCCTCGAACTGGTCGCCAACGTTGCGGTCGCACTTGGCAACGAAGTCCGCGAAGCGCCGCAATACGGTGACGAGAACCATTACGCGCCGACCTTCTTCTTGAGGATGGCCCAGCCGTAGGGATAGACGGGACGGCCATCAAGGGCAGTCAGCACGCGGGTCTTTTCGGTGTTCGTCTCGTAGTCGGACCACTGGACCGTGGAGAGCGGCATACCGGGCTGCGTGTTGATGACGTAGTTGTTCCAGTTGCCGAAGATGCCGATGACGTCGCCATCAGAGGCGGCATCGAAGCTCGGAAGCAGGGCGTCCTCGACAAGGTTGACGTTGCGGCCACGCAGCTTGTACACGGCCTCGTCGTTGAGAACGTCGGCCTTGCCCAGCGGGCGGTTGTTGTCATCGTGCAGCAGGTCGATGTGCATGCCCCAGGTGGAGTCGCCGAAGGTCCACTCGCCGCCGTCGCGGTACAGGCGGTTGAACACGGCGGTGTTGTAGAGCAGCGAGTGCCAGAACTTCCAGTCATCGACGTCCTCAGCGGTAACCTCGATGATCGCGGCACGCGGGGCGATGTAGCCAGACTGACCCTCGGTGCCCTGACCCACGATGCGCGGGTCAACGGTGAGGCCGAGCGGCTGGGTGGTGCCGTTACCACGGAGGATTGCGGCCTCGATTGCCTTGACCATAGACTTCGCCAGCGCGGGCGGGACCATAGCCTTGAGGTCATCGGTCAGGAGGGCCTGAGCGAGCATGGTGCGGGAGAAGCGGACCTCAAGCTGGTGCCAGCTGAAGCTGAACGCGGTCGGGTCCTCTTCCTCGTTGTAGGGAGAGACGTGCTTATCGTCCTCAAGCCACGACGCGGTGAACTCAAGCTGGTTCTCGCGGTAGGTGATGGCACCGGGGAGCGAGAGCTTCTGCACCTTGGAGTAGATGTTGCCGTACTCGTCGAGCGGCTGGATGATGCCGCCGATGAAGGAGTGCGGGAAGGCGATGGTGTTGGTCAGCGTGTTCACGAAGTCGCCAGTGGCAGAGAACTCGCCGTTGATGGCGTTGGTGATGTCGATGTTCGCACGCTGCTGCATCTCGTAGGGCATCGGGCGGCGGCGCAGGATGTGGTCTGCGAGGGCGCGACGGTACTCCTTGGTGTCGGTGAAGTGCTCAGGCTCGTTCATCGGCTGGATGCTGTGGCGGGTCTGCGGGACAGGCTCGCTCTGGGCGATGACCTTGCCAGCGCCGGACTTGACGGCATCGAGCTTGGAGCGCTGAAGGCGCGTCTCCGCGTTCTTGCGGCGAATGGCGTCCTCGGCATAGCCGACCTCGGCCTCAAGCATGTCGATGGTGACGTCCTCGGGAAGCTCCTCAGCGGCGAGCGCGTCATTGAGTAGGGACTGACGCTCCTCAAGAGCGTCGCGGTCGAGAGCACGGTACTCAGCCGCGCTCATGGGGGTGAACTCCATAGCCCACTCCTTTCCTCTTTGGTTGTGATTGCTTTGGCTACAGGAGGGAAAGCCCCTTGAGCCGTTCTGCAAGGGCGGACTTGCGCTCTTGCATCTCCTCGGCACGCCGCAGCACCTCCTGCTGCTTGCGCCTAGCCTCAATCGCTCCGTCGAGGTAGGAACGTGCGCTTATCTCGGTGTTGGGGTTCGCAGGGATGCTCACCGCCGACACGTCGAATACCTTGCTGATTCTGGTGATGGTCGAGTGGATGGTCCCGTCCTCGTCCTCGTCCCAGTCGAAGCCGTCCTCGGCGATGACAAAGCCAAAGCTCATCTCGTCGATGAGGCCATTCTTGATGGACTCGTAGAGGTCGCGTCCCTCGCGGCAACCGCCAAGGTACGCCTCGCACCACCCGCCGTGCTCGTCGATGCCGACGCTCAGCGAGTTGTTGCGCTGGCGTGCGAGTGGAGCGCCATCGTGGTTGAGCTGGAAGATCACGTCGCTCATGTTTGCCCCGTCGAGGGCGTGAGAGTCGACCGTCTCGTACCAGTCGGACATAAGCTCGTACTCCTGCCCGAACGTGGTGAAGTACCCCTTTACCTTGTAGGAGTCATCGCCGTCGACGGAGCGGAAGTTGTTGGCAGCGAAGGTACGGTACTGCCTGTCATTCGGAAGATATGGCATCGTCATCCTCCTCTGCGTCGTCAGATGAAGAAGGTCCGTCATCGTCTGACGGGCCTTCGTCTGTGTCTGTGTCTGTGTCTGTCTGCGAGCCGAGCGGGTGACCGCCGCTCGTCGCAACGATGTTGTTGTTCTCGTCGAGAAGGATGAACTCGCCGCGAAGGATGCGCATGTCCCCACCGGGGATGTGCGGCATCTGTAGGATGTCGGCAGCTTGGTTGAACGACATCGCGGCGCGGTCCATCATCGACTCGATGACCTTGCGCTTGCTCTCCGGCGTGGCGTACTCAAGGTAGCTGGACGAGAACATGATGCGGTTGCCGTGGCGGCGCTGGATGGGAGTGATGAGCATCTTGGTAAGCTGCTCGCCCAGCATCAGCGCGAACGGCTCGATGCATCCCTCGTAGAACGCACCCCACTGCTCTTCCGTGTAGTCGTTCGTGAGGATGTGTTCGTTGATGCCGAAGTACGTGTAGAGCGCCTTGTCGATGCGGGCCATCTCGCCCTCGTCGATGGTGTAGCTCTGCTCCTTGATCTGCTGAATGGACTCCCACGTGTTGTCGTAGACCATCATGCCGCTGGTGTTGCGCGGCCCAAGGTTGGCCTCGCCGAACTTCTCGCGCTTCTTGTCCATCTGGTCCGGCTGCACCAGTCCGACCAGCTTGCCGATGAAGCGGATGCGTGCGCCGTTCTTCAGCGCCAGCTCCTCGGCCTGACGCTGCGCGTCCATGAGGCGGAGCGTCGATGTGAGCGGGATGTTCTTGCCGCCGAAGATGTCGCTGTAGAGCTGGAAGCGGGTGAGGATGCCGACTTGGTAGAAGCCGAACGCCTGAACCTCGCCGCTCGCAAGGTGGAACACGATGAACGGCTCACCCTCGTACTCCACGACCTCGGCAGAAGTCGGCTTCAGAGGGTAGAGGCCAATCACCCGGTAGTCCCTGTCGAGCTGCGGAACGACGTATGCCGTGGTGTCCGTGTACAGAATCGTCGCAAGGCGGCGAAGGAAGTCCGGCCACGTCATCTCGTCGTTGGGCCACGTCTCGAAGAGCCTCTGCACGCGCGGGTTGACGCTGGTTCCACCCTCTGGCATCACGAACTCGGGCTTGAGCTTGGAGCACGACAAGGCGATGCGCTCGACGATGGCGCGTGTCTGCGCCTGCTCGTAGAGGGAGCCGTCGAACGCGGAGAACGTCGGTGCCGTCTCCGTGAACGTCTGGAAGCCAGTTGTGGTGGTGAGGTTGGATTGCTGCGTCTGCCTGCGCCAAGAGGCGGGGACCAATTTAGACAAGAATCCCATGACACACACTATATCTTGTATTAGCCGTAATGTCAACCGTTAATTGGCACAATATATTGTGGTTATGCTAGAATGTAGGGAGTGAACCCCGGAAGCCTCTGGCTGACCTCCTCTCCCAGCCACGCGCAACTCTAGGGTGTTGTCGTGCCAGTGACGGCGCACAAGCTGGCACAGAGAGAAGCAGTGGGGCCTCAATCGCCTGTTGTGCCTACTCACCACTGCGCTAGAAGGGGACGGCGATCTCGGTTGCCGCCCCCTTTCTCTTCGCTTCTTTCTTTTATATTTTCTTTCTTCTCTTCTCTTTCCTCCCAGTTGCTACCCATACAGACAGGAAAGAGAGTGAAATTCTAAGACCCATCCAAGTCTTAGAATTTCCTCTCTCTTTCCTACTGTTAGGTATGTGCTGTGACTAGTACGTTGTACTTGCTTGTGAGAGGGCTGGTTTTCGACAGGGCGATGTTGAAACCTTGCGGCGCTGTTGAAAAGCTACCAGCCGATGGCCTGCATGTACTCCTCCTCGTTGCGCTTCAGGGCACCGTAGGCGCACAGCTCGGCCATGTAGCCATCGATGCGGTTCTGTGGGCGCAGCTCCTTCTTCTGTGGGAAGTAGTTGTCGTTGTTGTCCGCGCGGGCGTTGACGTTGGAGCGGCACCACTGAAGGACTGGGTTGTCATTGTCGATGATGCGCTTGGCACGGAGGTCAAGGCGGTGCTCCTTCATGAGCGGGCTGATGACCTTGGCGTACTGCTCGACGGGGCGTGCCCTGCTCTCCCCCACGAGCCGCTGAAGCTCAAGCTCGGTGTGGTCATCGACGTGCCACTTGTCGTAGCCCACCGCGAACGGGTACACGCCCTCGTCCACAAGCTCGCGCAGCCACTCGATGATGACCATCTGGTTGACCTTGTTGCCGGGGACGATGCGTATCAGCCCGTCAGCGGCCCACTGGTGGTACGGCACGCCGTCCCGCTCCTTGAAGGAGTTGCTGTTAATCTCAACCTGGTCCTCGGCAATCCAGAACATGGCTCGCTCGTAGATGTGGTCATCGTCTGGCTTCATGCACATCATGACGGCGGCATTGAGGTCGCCACGGTCAGCGAGGTCGAAGCCGACGATGCCGTAGCGGAACTGCGTGGCGTCGAACGTGTACGTCTCGCGGTTGACGCACTCCTCATAGGTGAGGAACGATGCGTAGGAGTTGGACGGCAGGTTCATCTCCTTGGTCAGCAGCGACGGCATACGCGCCGGGGACTGCTGCGCCTTGCTCACGCGGTTGCGCAGGTAGTCCCACTCCTTCGTTATGCCCAATCCCGGTGAAGCCTTGGGCCACATGCGCTCGTCCCATACCTCGTCCCTGCTGTCCAACTCGTAGAGGAACGGGAGGAAGGTGTCATCCTCGATCTTGCCGTCAAGCCATCCGTAGGCGTACTTCTTGCGCTCGTCCCAGATGCCCTCGCGCACGTAGTTCTCGGTGCTGATGATGAAGAGCATCGGCGACTTGCGCGATGACATGGACTCGGTGAGCAGGTCGTAGGTTGCGCCGCCGTCCTCGCATGCGGCAAGCTCGTCAAGCACCGCGAAGCTCGTGTTGAGTCCGTCAAGCTTCTTGGAGTTGGAGCTGATGGTGCAGAGGTAGCTAAGCGTCTTGTCGTAGTTGAGGCCGGAGATTCCGCGCTTCTGCACCATGCCGCGACGGATGCGCTTCTTGAGCTGCGGTGACATCTCGACCATGGAGTTTGTCGCGCCGTAGCACAGACGCGCCTGGCTCTCGGACGTCGCGCCGTTGTAGACCTCCGCACCTCCCTCGCCGTCGCTGGTGAGCATGTAGAGGTTGAGCGCGGCCAAGAGCGACGTCTTGCCCGACTTTCTCGCCCACTCTACCAGCACTTCTCTGAACTGGCGTGCGTTGTCATCGTCCACGAAGCCGAAGGCCGTCTCGACAACGACGCGCTCGTAGGGAGCGAGCACGAACGGCTGGCCCATCTTCTTTGCGCTAGGGATGCGGCAGAACTTCTCGATGAAGCGCACGGGTCGCGTGGCGGCGTCGATGTCAAAGTGCCACTGCTTGTATCCATTGCTGAAGCGCGGCAGCATTATCTCAGCGAGCTTCTTTACATGGCGGCTCACGGTATAATTGCCGTCCATGCATCCAAGAAAGTACTGCTCAGCGTCGGAGCGTCCGTGCTCGTCAACGTAAACGAACGGCTCCCAGCTAGGCATTGAAGGCATCGAACTCGTCCTCCTCCTCTGGTGCCGTGGCGTTCTTGGCGAACGATGACACCTTCTTGGCGAGGTCACCCAGTCGACCGATGGCCTTCTGGTAAGCCTTGAACTCGGCACGCTCGACGCGCTCGATGTGGCGGTTGTTGACGGTGCCGACCTCCTTCTCCTCCATGACGCCCTTCTCCTGTATTACGAGACGCAGCGCCTCGGTCATGGATGCGAGCGCGTCATACTCAGTGAGGAGATCGTCTAGCAGCGCCTTGTCAAAGCCCGTGAGTCCGTCCGACTCTCGGTGCAGGCGGTCAAGGCGCGGCGTGTCGTACTTCTTCTTTGTTGCCATACCTCTCCTTGCGACAGAAGGAGCCATCCCTACGTTTCCGCAGGTAGGCGACTCACTCGGTTGTGGGTCGAAGCTAGAGGTGTGGCGTTTCCTTCCTGATGACGCGCCCATGCTCGTCGAACGCGACGCGCATTTCGGTAGTGCCGCTGTGGACGAATGCGTGGCAGTCTTGGCAAAGGCGCTGGAAGTTCTCGTATGCGAGCGTCACTGACGGGTCATCAATGTTGTCGGGGTTGAGGTGTACCTTGTGGTGAACGACCTTGGCTGGCGTGAGTTTGCCCTGCTCAAAGCACCGTTCGCACATGCCAGGGGGAACGATGCCCCACGGTGTGTCAATGGGGCGCTCCATATATGCCTTGCGGTTGTGAAGCCATGCTGGTGAGTGGTAGAAGCTCGTTGCGAACTTTCGTGACATACTCCCCCGCCATTCCTATGCACTATATCTTGTGGTTTTCTCAAGTTTGCAAACTATATATTGTGGTTTCCCTAACTATCCTACACAGGAAAACGAGAAATTTCAAACTATCACGCGCACCAAAAATTGACTGGGGGCGCCGGTCCCACTGGAAAGTTGCATGATTTATGCACTATGGGGGCGGTTAACCGTTTTAGCTTGCACACAAACTTTCATACCCTACCTTTTCGGTGGGAATATGTTCCACAATTCCTAGCGTTTCGGTAGGTTTTAGTCTTTATTCCTACTGTATCAGTAGGGTTTTATTGTTAGGTACCTTATTGTTAGGTACCTTACCTTTAGGTACCTGATTGTTAGGTACCTTTTGATTAAAAAGACAATCGCTAGGTACCTGATTGTTAGGTACCTAGTAGTTAGGTACCTACTGATAGCAAATTATTTGCTAGGTACCTAGCAGTTAGGTACCTAGCAATTGCCAATTTTGGCATGATTTATTTTTATGCAATGACCAATGCATTTCTATGCAGTATTTTCTGCGTTATTCAATAATTCGGGCAATATCACGGCATTTTATGCGCTGTTTTGCATTGATTTTGAATTATGTATCCAATTCCTCATATTTCAGTAAGTCTAGGCACTACTACCCCACATTTGCGTTGAATGGCCTTAAATCGCCTTAGAATGGCCTTAAACGCGATTGTGTACATAGTGTGTACGTTTGAGTTAGGTTGACATTTAAACCTAACCATGCTATTTATCGCGCGCGCACGCGTTACCTATCGTTATTGGGTCGATATACCGAACACTATGTATGTTATTACTCACACTGTGCATTAATACTCACATTGTGTAATATTACTCACACTGTGCAATATCTTTTCCGATTCTATTTTTCGTGCCTCAAATGGCAATTGTGTAGGAATTGTGTAGATAATCTGACGTCTACAAAACAAGGTAAAGATTTAACCTTAGTTAACACCACATTCTACCTGCTTAAATGCGACTCGATCGAACGTTTCCGCAGGTCAAAGTGCCTGTTTTGCGTTTCCGCTGGTAGATGCCTATATCTTGTACACAAATAAACGTCTGAGCTGGGAATTTGATTATGTGGCGTTCAATTCGTATCTTTATAGCCAGCGACGGGGACACCCCGACGGCGAACCTTAAAATCGGATACCTGATGCACCCACGGGTGTATCGACAGCATAGCCTAACAAGCTCCCTAGCCGTGGGATTCTGACAGTGACAGTGTTGGCGCTCAAACACGGATATAGCAGCCACAAGCCGCAATACGGCTATGTTGCAAGTAGGTGAAAAGCCTACGTCTAAAAACATTTACTATCTTGCAAATGTTGTTTAGGCAACATGGGTGAGCATACGCCACTAGTGTCTGGAATTGAGTACGGATGCAAGCGTTGGAATTGAGTACGGCGCGATAGGTGTGTGCCGCCTGTGTCGTGGGCACAGGACATGGTTCTGTACCCACAGCACAGGTGAATTGTGCCTGTAGGAAACAATCGCTAGAGAGAGGAAGCAATCATGTCTAAAGCCTATCGTGTCACGTTCTTTGATAAGAACTACATTCGCCCCAACATTGAGCTGGTAGTCTATGCCACAGCTAAGTACCTCGCTGTGGATGCCGCTCGTGAACAGCTGCACGACATTGCCAGCCAGCGCATTGAGTACATTACCAATGGCATGGCTGGCACTATGCGTGAGGTGACCAACCACAAGGGTGAGGTCCAGCGCTGCCGTGTGCTGGAAGTCTCCCCTGAGTATTACAACATCCTTGTGGATGAATGCTGGGGCATCGCTGAGGTCATGCAAATTGAGGGTGTCGCTAAGGGCGTCTCTTCTGAATCCACAGTCGCTAAGGCTGAGGAAGCCCTGCGCAAGAATCATGACAACTGTGAACGTGAGAACGCGGGAGATTCATGTGTGACCCGTCGCAAGAAGCGCTGGACAAAAGCTCAAAAACGTGCCGCCAATGCCGCTCGTGAACAGGCCGCTAAGCTCTCTCTTGTCGCATAAGTTAGTCGATGGGCATACTGGTGGAACTACGCTACCAGTATGCCCATCGAAACCAGAACCATCTTCTCGTTGCGTGAATTTGGCAAAGAGCAGAATCAATCACAATTCTGCTATTTGCTGGTATTCAGGCAACCAACAAGGTTAGGAGACAATTATGCTTAAAACCAGTGCCGCCACGGACACTCTCGGTGTTGATGTGTCTTATGACGGGTGTGATTTCTTTATCACTCCTTATGACACAGACGTAATCGCTGTAATGTGCAAGCGTCATGGTGAGTGGGACTTCTATGACAGGAAGCCCTACAAGACCTTTGCAGAAGCCTGTGAAGCCATCTTCTACGGTACGATTCTCGTTGACCGCGCTGAGCGTGGGCACATTAACATTGACATGTTCGGCAATTATACCGGGCTTACGCCCCTCACCTATTACGAGTCGTGAGAGGCTTCTAAGCTTGTATAATCCTTCTAGTCGATTGAAGGGAGGAATATGCGAGCTGACAAGGTACTACGTGAGATTATAAGCAAAGAAGGTCTGTCTGCTACCGAAGTTTCAAAACGAATCGGTAAAACTAGGCAATACATGACTACTTTGTTCTCACATCATCGTATCCCACAAGCTGATACGATGGCGCGAATTTGTGACGTCGTGGGATACGATTTGCTGGTACGTTCTCGTGATGATGGTTACGAAATAACTATCGACCCTCCCGAGTAGATCGCCCACAACAATTCTGTACCTAAAGCCCCTGGCCTAACGCTAGGGGCTTTTTCTATCTCAAGGAAGGAGTAGCCATGTGCAGCTACACTAACGCCGAAATCCTCAATGAGCTTGAGGGCATGCATCGCCATGACGAGCTTGAAAGCAAGCTCGCAAATCTCATGGATGACTACTTTGCCATCGACGAGGAAGAGCGGGCGTATTACGCCCTCTCCGAGTGGTGGTGCGAGTTTGGGCACTACATGCCCGAGAACACCACCATCAGTATCGAGTGGCGTGATTGGGGCAAAGAGCGTGAAGCTCTTGCGAAGCAAATTGACCAAGTGGAGAACGAGCTGGTGTTCTTCTAGGTCAAACGATGCCGAGCCGGGCGGCTAATCCCGGCATGTGTTAGGGGCTGGACTCTGCAACGAGTCTGGCCCCTATTGCATAGGGCAAACAAACGAAGAAAGGAGTAGCCATGTGCAAGAACTACCGAATCCAGAATCAGGTTATCGAGGAAGCGAAGCAGGACACCCCCGAGGTGTACGCCCTCTTCGAGCAGGGGGACAACCTTGTAGGGCTGGTGAAGGTGCTTAATCGCACCCTCGCCATGTTCTACAACGTCCACAGGTACGGCGACACCGAGCTGTACGCCCACACGAGCACCGAGGGCGTGAGCTTCAAGCTCATCAAGCGTGTGTTCGGGGTCGATGACCCCATGCTGCGCGGCATGTACCGAGTCGTGCCCTGCTAGTGCTCTCCCCTTTTTTACCCTGCCATATCAAAAGTTGAACCAATAAACGAACCGAGCGGGTAGCTAGGTGACCGAGTGAAGGCCCTAGTCCGGCAGGTGTAGGTGAGGTTCAACTTTCTACGAGAAACGAGCCACAAATGCAGCAAATGTTTGAGTTTCTTCAAGTCCTGAACAGCCCTTGGATGCGTGAGTGCTTCCCACTGTGGGCTGCATTGTTCGTCATAGTCGGGGTGTACATCAAGCATCACCCCGAACTCTAGTCACCAGTAACGAGCCAGAAGGCTCGAATCGAAAGGAGAACGTCATGTCCAAGTACGCCATCAACAAGGTCGCAGACGAGCGCGGCATTGCCCGCAGCACCGCCATGCTCATCTGGGAAGCCACGCAGGACGTGGCCGAGTTCATCGCTGCTATCGAGGACTACGCCGCGGGTCGCGGCTTCGTCCTCGCCTACTAGGAAGGAATCATCATGACCATCATCGAGCAGCCGCAGATTGCCAACTTCCCGACCGATGGGTTCGACCCCATCGACGCCCCCAAGCCCACCGAGTCCAACGCCACCAAGCCCACGAACAAGAAGGGTAACAAGACCATGACCAAGAAGAACGCCACCAAGACCAACACCACCAAGAACGCCAACGCAAAGAAGGAGAACGCCACCATGCCCAAGACCAACGCCGCCGCCAACGAGTCCGCCGCCACCCCCAAGCCCAAGAGCGCCTACACCGAGCGCAAGGAGTACGCTGCCGCCCTGCGTGCTCAGTATGCCGACGAGATCGCCGACACCGAGCCGCTGGCTGGTGTCACGTCCTGCCTCCCCGGCAAGACCATCGCCAACCTCACCGATGACCCCAACGAGCAGGACTTCCTGGCCCGCGCCGCCGCCTACTTCGACGCTGGCACCGCCTTCTGCACCGAGTCGCAGGCCAAGAAGTTTGGCGGCACCCTCGCCGACCCCGAGCACGTGGCTGGCATCCTCGTGAACTGGAAGCCCAAGACCACCAAGGCTGGCGTGACGAGCACGTGGCAGGCGGTCGTGTATCCCGTCGATGCCTTCGAGTGGGAGAACGGCACTCCAACCTTTGACGAGCAGCTTGACGCCGAGCGCAAGGCCCGCCGCGCCAAGCGTGCCGCCAAGCGTGCCGCCGACGCCCTGAAGGAAGCAAACGAGAAGGCTGGCATCCCCAACAAGCCCAAGCGCCGCACTGCCAAGGCTACGACCAAGCCCGCAGCCGCCGCACCGAGCGCCGACGTGGCCGCGATGACCGAAACGATGAACGCCCTCATGCAGCAGAATGCCCAGCTCATCGCTGCGCTGACCGCTGCCCTCGCCAAGTAGTCACCTAGCTGCGCCTACAACCTGCCCTCTAGTGACGAGCTAGAGGGTGGGCATGTGGGCACATCCGCCCACAAACGAGCTTGAAAAGGAGAGCCAAATGAACAACTTTATCTTTCTGGGTCACATTGAACCCGCGCCTACCCCCAAGTCCTTCTTCATCCCTGCGAAGAACTACAACAACGGCCATGGAATAACCGCTTGGGGCTGCAAGTGTCCCGAGTGTGGGGCTTACCACGAGTTCACCTTCGGCAACAGGTGGAACTTCTGCCCCGCATGTGGCTGTGATGCCACCGAGAAGAAGTACGAGTGCCGGATTCAGTAAGGAGCGAACACCATGTCTTATAAGCGTTGGCAGAAGCGCAAGGCACCACGAGTTCACCGCTCGATGGTTGAATGCGAGCGCTTCGGCGATACCGTCTCATTCCGCAAGCTGCACAGCAACGACTGGGACTTTTGGTGGAAGGAAGAGTGGGACCACTCAATCAGGAATCGCTGCTGGAAGAACCAGCGCAAGACCAAGCACCAGTACAAGCGCACCGCCTACATCGACCTCTACGAGCCGTACCCGCACGACGAGTGCGGCCTTGTCATCACTGACGAGCAGATCGACCAGCTCTACGAGCTGTTTACCACCTACGACCTCGCCGCCTTCGGCGTCACCCTCTAGGAAAGGAGTACCACCGTGCAAACCAACCAGCAGCTTGACCCCATCACCCACCCCAAGCGCCGCCCGAGGATAACGCAGAACTGGAAGCACCGCACGAAGCGCTGCCACCAGTACCACCGCACACCGAGCATTACGCTCCATCCTGGCTATGCGTGGATGGATAACGAGGGGACGTTCATTGTCCCCTTCGACGAGGAAATCACCTACTAGGAAGGACGAGCCACCATGAGCAAGTACCACGGCATCATCGAGCACCCCTACGGGATGGACTACATCCAAGCCCGTGCGATGGTCAACAGCTACAACGAGCACGTCGACGCCACCGACCGCTGCGCCGAGTGGGCGTACACCTCTGATAGTGCCTTCGACCAGCGTGTGTATGGCCGTCTCGCCGAGGAGTACATGGACATGAGCGGGCAGGAGCTTTGCACGCTCCTCCATTACGGGTGGGACTACGTGACCATCGATGATTGGGGTCACATCGCCCTGAAGAACGAGCAGATGGCACTTGCCGTCTAGAAGAGAGAGGAAAGCGAATCATGGAATGGGTCACGAAATACACCGAGGTTCACCCCGATGCCGTCATGGTGACGGCACGAGCACTTGCCGCCGCTGGCACCTTCACCGCCAAGGAGACGTACAAGTACGCCATTGGCGGCGTCCACATCAAGAGTGGTGCGGTCACGACCCTCACCGCCACCGACAGCTACAAGCTGGTGCAGGTGACGAGCCGCAGGGCGTCCGGCCACACCAACCCCAACGACGAGTTTGTGCTTGACTGGCAAGGATTGAAGGCCACGAAGATGCTCACGCCACGACCGAAGGCGAGCATGTGGGTGGCTATTCACCGCTCACCTGCCAACAACGACCTGAACCTCGTGTTCCTAGAGGAGAAGGGCGAGGGCCAATACACCGAGCGCGGCAGGGCCACGGTGAAGGCGCTGGATGCCAACTTCCCGAGCGTCGAGCCGCTGTTCAAGGGCAAGGCTGAGTACGCAAAGGGTGAGCAGTCCAACGCTGGCCCCTACCTCAACACCAGCTACCTCATCGACCTGTTCAAGGCTATCGAGTTGGCGGTGAGCGCCGATGGCGCAGCCGCAACGAGCTTCATCCACGGTCCCAACTGGAACCAGCCCATGTTCTTCGAGGCCGAGAACAAGAGTGGTGAGGCCGTCACCGCCATCTGCATGCCCATCCGTCACTAGCAGAGAGGACAACGAAAAATGAACGTCACTCGCAGGGGATTCATCAAGCTCTTCGCAATCGGGTTCGTCAGCGCACTGGCTGGCGAGCTTGACGCATCCGACGATGACGGTGGTGGCTAGCTGGCTCCACCGCACCGCAATGACCAACGAGAGAAAGGACAACGAAAGTGGGCTACTACAGCGACATTCGATTCAACACCACCGCAGCGGGCTACAAGGAGTTCCTTGCAGCCCTGCCCGACGAGTTCAAGGACCCCACCAAGTGGGGCCTCTTCGACAAGCATGGCAACCCCGAGGTGTTCGAGGAGTACGACGGCGGCGTGATGTTCGGGTGGGATGGCGTCAAGTGGTACACCGATTGGGGCACCTACCTCTACGGCAACAACCCCTTCGCCGACGTGCAGGCCGTGATGGCGGCTTTCAACGAGGTGTTGGACAACGGCGTGCCCATCGAGTACATCCGCGTCGGAGAGGAAACGGGTGACATCGAATACGGTGGCGACATCCACTACGCCAGCACCGAAGGGCCTACCTGCTACCTTGGCACGTCCACGACAATCGAGCTGTACTAGGAGGGAGCAAGCATGAGAGTCAAGCCAATCGAAGAGTTTGACTACGAGGGCCAGCACTACAAGTACGTGACCTTCGAGTTCAACACGCCGTCGACCCACGAGGCCACGGTGTGGCTGGACGAGGACAACGAGCCAACGGGCGGCGAGGAGATCGCCTACGGTTCGTGGAACACGTTCGACAAGCAGGAAGTCGGCGAGTACCTGCACCACTACGGCATCGACTTCGGCGAGGTGCTGCAACGAGCGGTTGCAGCATAGCACCGACAACGAACCACGGAACCAAGCGGCCATCCACAAGGGGTGGCCGCAACTCATTAGAGAGGAAGCACGACATGCTCAACGAGTACACCCGCACCTACATCGTCAACGGCGACTTCAACAACAGCGGCGTCAACCGCATCGACGTGAGCATCGACTACCGAAAGGGCGGCATGAGCTACTGGGACGGCGGGATGCGCCCCCGTGGCTACTACTTCAGCATCAGCCCCTACAAGCTGGTCGACCACGGCTACTGCACGAGCCGCGAGGTGATGATTGGCGTCCACGGCAGCGGCTCCGCCGACTGCATCCTACCCTGCGAGCGCCAGTCCAAGAAGCGCTTCGAGACGGCGTGCGGCATGGTGGACGAACTCACCGACAAAATCCTGCCTGCCTTCCTTGCCAAGCACGGCATCGAGCTTGAGAGCAACGAGTACACCGAGAAGTGGGACGAGCGCCGGGTCTAGTGGCGAACGGCCACCTGTGAGGACTCACAAGGACGAGAGACACATCAGGGAACAAGAGAGAGGACAACGAAAATGCAGAAGCTCATGACCAAGGCAATTGAGAAGAAGGCACCCCGTCTCTACGAGCAGGAGGACAAAGGCGGCGACGCCATCGTGTACGCCCACTTCTTCTCCTGCTTCAGCAATTGGGACTGGTACATGACGGAGTACGACCCCGAGAGCCGCCTGTGCTTCGGTCTGGTGAAGGGCTTCGCCACCGAGTACGGGTACTTCTCCATCGACGAGATGGAGGGCATCAACCGCAGCAAGGGCTTCAACATCATCGAGCGTGACCTGTACTGGGAGCCGTGCACGGTTGGCTCCCTGATTGACTAGCGACGGCAGGAGGAAGCGAGCATGAAGCACAGTATGGAGGAAGTTCGCATCGACCTCAACAACTGCAACCGTTGCCTTGCACGGCTTGGCATCGACCGCAGGCTGCGCATCGAGGCGATAAGGGACGGCGGGACGGCAGGCTCCCGCCGCCTTGTGTGGAGCGACAACCACATCGTGAGCAACCGCTGCAAGCAGGGCGAGCTGTACAAGGTGGTGAGCACCTTGAAAGAGGTGCTTGAGGACATCACCAACGAAATCGAGGAGTACGGAGTGTGAGCACATGGAAGTGAACGGCATCCGCATGACCTACGAGCGACGGTGGAGCTTGCTGAATGGCAAGATTTTTATGGTGGACTTCACCCTCAACGACCCCACGGGACGCCTTAACTACGCAAGCGTGAGCAAGCGTGCCAACAGGCCGTTCCGTGTGAGCGTTGGATGGAAGCCTTCGCCAAGCCACCACTACGTCATCGGCGACTACGAGACGGCAGCGCAAGCACTCAACCGCATCATCGAGTACATCGGGAGGTAACGAACTATGGCACGAGAGCAGATTATCGACCGCATCAAGAAGCTCCTCGCCCTTGCGAAGGACAACGCAAGCGCAGCGGAGGCCACCGCAGCCGCGCTCAAGGCGCAGAAGCTCATCGCCGAGCACGACGTGAGCAAGGACGAAATCTACGGCGAGGAGCCGGAGGAAATCGACGAGACGCAGAGCTTCGACATTCACGGCAAGCCGTGGGCAACCTACCTTGCCCGCGCCATCGCCGACAACTTCCGCTGCAAGCACTACTTCTGCGACACGACCAGCCAGAACTACTGGACGCGCCGCAAGAGCGTGACTGGACGCAAGGTGGTGTTCGTCGGCTACGAAACAGACGCGGAAGCCGCCCGCGTCACCTTCGAGCGACTGTACGAGATCGGCGAGAAGCTTGCTGACGCCGAGTGCCGCAGGGCCAAGCGCCTGTATGGCACGACGAGGGGCATGCGCAACAGCTTCCTCGTCGGCGACAACCGCACGTCGGGGTTCGTCGCTGGCATCCGCAGCGAGCTTGAGAAGCAGTCACACGAGCTGATGCTTGTGCGACCGAAGTCCGTGGATGACTACTACACCGAAATCAGCAGCGGGTTCGGCACCATGCGCAGCAACCTGCGCAGCCAGGGGTACAGCAGTGCGGCGGCGAGCCGTGGCTACGACGCAGGACGAGACTCGCTGAGGAGCGCCCGCATGGGCGGTCAGCTGGCACTTGAGGGTTAGAAAGAAGGAGCAAGCGTGGCAGACAAGGGCAAGTACGAGATTCGCTGGTGCTGGAACGGGAGCAAGCGCCAGGTGGCCTTCGTCGACCGCTTCGACACCGAGGAAGAGTGGCACGACGTCATCTGGAACCAGCCATACGACATCATCGACGAGACGGACACCGTGTGCTTCATCGACTACGGTGACAACGACGATTAAGGGGGCAGCGAGTGAAGTACGTGGTCAGCAAGGACGAGAAGAGCGGGCTTTGGTACGTCCACATGGACGGCTTCGCCTACATCCCCGTGTTTGGCTCGTTCCGCAAGAGCAAGCGAGCGGCACAGGCAATCGCACGAGAGAGGAACAAGTGGCAATGATTGTGCGAATCAAGGTCGAGGAGTTCTACGAGGTCGAGGTGGACGATGACAACATGACGGACGCCAAGCAGACCATCGAGACGGAGATGGGTGACGGCGTGCGCTGGTACTTGGACAACTGCACCGACTACGTGGGACGCTACATCTTCTGCGAGAACGCAGAGAACCACATTGGCCTGCACAACTACGAGCAGGTGGATGCAGAGTAGGAAGGAGATGGCATGACACTTGGACAGTTGCTTGACAGCATGACCGTCTACGGCCCCGTGGGGCTGTGGCGGGGCGCGATTTTCGGCAACGCCGCAGCGCCCGAGGTGTGGTACGAAAATCCGGCAGACATTGCGACGTGCGACCCGAAGCTCCTAAAGCTTGAAGTTGTCGGCGTCTGCGTCGCCGCAGGCGAGTTCACCGACTACGACGATAACGTGCTGCTTGAGATTGGCCTTGAGTGGGACGGCTTCGAGAATGACGAAGAGATGTGGGAGGGCGCACGATGATTGCGACGCAGGGAAAGACGTCACTGACCAGCGAGCAGGTTCGGGAGCTGATTCCGGGCCTGCTCTTTTGCAAGGATTGCGAGCAGTGGACACCGCACTATGGCGAGTGCAAGGAAGAGGGCTACTGCAACTTTGGCCTTGGCTCTGCGTGTGCTGATGACTTCTGCTCGCAGGGAATACCGAAACGCCGCAACACATGGGGCGACGTCAAGCGCTGGCTGGACAAGCTCACAGACGAAGAGCTGAACCTAACCGCCTACGTCTACCTCACCAACAGCAAGCAGTGGGACGGAGCGCACGAGATCACGGGGATTACCCCGTGGGACAGCAGCCGACCCGTGGTGCGGCAGGACAACGAGCTGGCATTCGACATTGAGGAGTAACGACATGACCAAGGCACAGGCAAACAAGATTCTTAACTTCATTCGTCACCACTACGACATGGTGGGACAGGAGGAGTACTTCGACCTCTGCGACATGCTCTTCGACATCATCGAGCACGACGCGAACGCCGGACGCTATGCGGCGGCGCTCGCCAAGGACAACCCGGACTTCTTCGAGATGAAGTGAGATTATGTCGTGTCATAGTGAGACAATAGCGACGGCGTGTGAGTAGGAGAGAGGAACGACAATGCTGAACATTTTCACCGACAACTGGGACAATCCACCAATCCTCAACGAGGATGAGAGTGTGTACCGCATCTACACCAGCAACCACAATGATGTACTTTACGCCATCACTGACCTCACGGGGGACGAACTTGATGACGAGGTGCGGTTCGCATTGCGCCACACGTTCGGCGATGCCGTGAAGCTCGTTGACCTTGAGGACGTGTCGTGCATCATCTACGAGGAAGCGGAAGCAAAAGAGAATGCCCGCAAGGATGCCGACGAGAGCTGGGACGGCGAGGGCTACTACCTCATCGGCTGGTCTGATGGCGGCATGGACTGGACCAACAACGGCCCGGTCTGGTTCGACCGCAAGGACGATTTGGCCGACGAGCTTGAAGCCGCTTACGCTGACAACACAGATACTCATCTGCCCTACGCCGAGAAGGTTGTCGTGTTCGGCAACTACGATGATGGCGGCTTCGATGCGATGTTCGGCAAGTTCAAGGAGGACTACGACATTGAGGGTGTCATTGAAGCCATCGACGAGGCAACGCGACCAACGGCTGACGGCAAGAACCGCTATTGGGTCGGCCTGACCACGCCCGAAGAGGGGCAGGAAGAGCTGAACAAGATTCTTGAGGAAAACCTCAAGAAGTAGCTCACATTTGACAACTGACAGCGCACGGCAATGCGGCCCACTTGCTTCGGCAAGCGGGTCGTTTGCTTTGCACTGGCAGCGAGAAAGGAGCCGACATGGCGAACCTGCACACCTTCAGTGAAGTCAGGAATGAGTGCCTTACGTGGCACTATGAGAACCGCAACAACATCAACGAGTTCTTCTGGAAGCTGCGAGAGGACGGCGCAGTGTACAGCCCGACGCTTGGCGCGGCGGTCCTGTGGTGCGAGTGGAAGTCTGGCGGCGAGGTTGTCGACCGAACGTTCGAGGTCGTGTTCGACGTGACGCCGGACAACCTTCGTGAGCACGTCGAGTTCATCAAGGAGTGGGGCGGCTGGGACAAGTGGGCGACCGACCTGCTTGCAGACTTCGAGCATTACAGCTTCAACCTGAACGAAGAGGACGAGGTGCAGACGTGCATCGCCGTGCTTGCGGCCATCTGCACGGCCCCCGACTGGACGAGCAACCCCAAAGAAGTGCTTTGCCACAAGTGAGAGGAGCAAGGAATGGACAACAATCCCAACTACAACAAGACGCTCTTTCACCTCATCGCAACGAAGGCCGTCGAGATTTGCGACACCAATGGTGCCTACGAGGAGCTTGACGAGTACGACATTTCGCAGCTCCTACTTGCACTTGAGCGTCACGTTGACAAGAAAAACGGCGTGGTTGGTGCCGCCTTGTCGCTCGCAAGCGAGTGGATGACCGACTACGCCTCCGAGCTTGACGAATGCATCGAAGAGTTGCTGGACACGCTGTGTGCCCACGGCTACCTGATGAAGCTCAACAACAAGACCGACGCCGTTTACGTGAGCATGATGAGTGGCAAGTTTAAGTGTCTCCGAGAGGATTAGACATGGACAAGTACGAGGAACTTGCACTGGCAATCGTGGACTACGAGATGGTGGGCTACTACGACCTGATGGATGCCTACGGGAGCGAGACTAACGCCTTCCACTGCATCGTGAACGACCTGTACAGCAACAAGATTGACGTGAGCTGGTACAAAGAGCTGCTGGAACACGAGGAGCCTGACGAGGAAGAGACGGTGATGCTCAACCGCATCATCGAGCTGGCAGACGAGATTGAGAAGGAGAGCAACTAATGAGCGCAGAAAAGCAGCTTTTCCACCTGATGGCCGAGAAGATGCGGGAGCTGGCGTGCGAGACGCAGGGCTTCAAGCCGGATGATGAGGATGTGAGTGACGTTTTTTGCGCCCTCTGCATGTTGATTGATGGCATGGACCACACGACAAGCCACGTCGAAACCGCCGCCGCCGCACTTGCCGTGGCGTCTGGCGAGTTCAGTAACGACCTGTATTACCACATCAACGAGCGTGGCGACACGTTCGACTGGTTGCTCGATTGCATGGTGAAGGACGAGATTCTTGAGCGCCTTGACGGCGACAACCACAAGGTCTACCTGCGTACTGACGAGTAAGGAGCACGACATGACCAAGTACGAGTGCAAGTGGTTCCACACTACGAGGAAGCACCCCCACGCATGGAGCGACGCCAAGGGAAGGGAGCTGATGGAGCTTGTTCACGACTACTACGACGATAAGGATGCTCTCATGGCCGACGTGCTGCGGCTGGCTGGTGAGAAGCGGTGCCTGCTCATCATGGACATGGACCCGAACCCCAAGCAGCGGTTCCCTATCTGGTGGTACCTGCATCCGTCCCTGCGCTTCGACGGCTGGCAGCTCAGCAGCTTCGACTACTGGGGCGCACGGTGCCACTACGACGTGAAGCACGGAGACGTGCACGAGCTTTCCTACGACCTGCCTGACAACTTCGAGTGCTGGTACTACGGCAACTAGAGAGAGGACAACGAATGATTATGACGTTTGAGCGCATCTACGAGGTGGAAGTCTACGCCTGTGACTACGACTTCGTGAACGACGAGTGGGATGACGAGAGGGATTGCGTCTCACAGAATCAGTACGACAGCTACAACGCAGCGGTGAGTGCCGTGCGCAGCATCACGCCGAAGGCGGCGATGAAGCTTGAGCGGAAGTACGACCGCAACGGTCTGGACATCGTGATCTACGAGCGCTGCTTCGCCAACGACGAGGAAGTGAGCTGGGAAGAGGTTGGGTGCGCCGAGTGGATTGGCGCGTGCTGCAATGTCATGGACGTGTAGGAAGGACAGGCAATGACCGACGAGTACAGGCTTTTCATCAGGGACAACGCAATCACGACAGAACAAGCGCTTTTCAACCTGCGCAACGCCTTGCGAGGCACGAGCATCGACGAACTTGAGTCGAAGTCATACCACGTCGAGGAAATGCGGGGTGTCGTTAGCAGACTTGTTAGCAAGCTTGAGCGCATGGGACGAAACAACGAGGAACAGGAGTAAGAGACATGGCAAAGAGCATCTACACGCTGGTGGACACGGACTACGTTCGTGACTACCTCATCAACAACACCGAGCTTATCGACGATGACAACAGCATGACGGACGAGCAGCTTGACCAGACCATCGACCGCATCGTTTCCGCATCCACTGACGGGCGGCTCTTCGTGATGCTGGGAGAGTGCTTTGCGCACTCCCGCAAGTTCGACAAGCTGCTCGACCTCGTTGACAGCTGCATGTACGACTTCGTGGCCGAGTGCCTGAAGGAAATGGAGGAGTAGACATGGCATACAAGACCTTCGCAAAGACCGACATCGTTGTGCTCAACGCCTTCGAGGCTGCGGCATACGTCAACATGTGGTGCGAGTTCAACAACCGCGAGCCGTTCGGTGAGAGCGAGTTCAGTGACGCGCTTGACTACGGCATTGATGCCGGGGCGATCACGCAGCTGAACGATGACCAGTTCGAGTTGTGGTCACTTGAGAACGTAGGCAACGTCATCCGCTATCAAGCAAGCTACCTTGTCAACGCCGACGTGCCCTACTACTTCGTCCGCATCTACAAGAACGATAAGGAGAACAAGCCACTTGAGAGCCTGTTCAGCGAGCGTTGGCGCAAGATTCGCACCTTCACGCTCCGCTTCATCCCTAAGTACAAGGACTAAGGAGGACTAATCATGGCATTCGTCTATATCGACTGGCACAAGAACGAAACCATCCCCTACTGGAATGACATCTACGACGAGTGGAGTTGCACCGAATTCTTTGAGGAAGGTGATGACTACCTCGTGTTCCACAACACCGACAACAACGAGTATGCCGTGTATCTCAAGCTTGGCAACAACGGAGGGCTTTGCTCGCTCGTGCAGCACTTCGACCTGTTCAGCCGCCTTGTAGACAACGATGATGGGCTTTCGGACGAGCTGTACGGAGTCATCCGGCAGAAGGCAATCGACAAGGGCTTCCCCGAGCACTGGAACGAAATCAACAGAACGATGACGTGGCGCACACTCATCAACGAGCTTCAAGTGAAGTACAAGGATGTCCTTGATGACCCTGCTCAGGTGTGGGTGCCGCAGGATGCGGACTTCGACGAGTTCTCATTCATCACGGGCGTCAGCCCCTACCACCTTGGTGACACCCCTGGCTTCGACCACAGCAACCCCGTGTCAATCAATCTTCAGGAGGCTTAATCATGGGAGAACCTAAGTTCGACCTCACCTTCGAGTGGGGACACGACCTCAACGACGTGAGCCACAACATCCGAGACAGCGAGCGCGTTGACAAGATTTGCCCGGTGTGTGGCAGCGAGAACATCTACTGCTCGGTGGACGGCGAGAGCGATGACTTCGACACCATCACAAACCACTACATCTGCGGCGATTGCAACAGCGAGTTTAGCTACACGTGGTGGATTGGCAACGTGTACGTCTACAAGCAGGGACGCGTCGAGGACAAGGAGGAAGAGTAGGCATGACGCCACAAAAGAAAGCAGCCGTGTACAAGAAGCGCGCCATCGAGCAGGCACACCACCTTGCAGAGTTCTTCCAATGGCAGTACGACATGCCAGTGAAGGTCACATGCTACGAGAAAGACAAGGTATGCAAGTTCTTCAACAGATACATTCCCGACGCCGTGCTCTTGGTTGACGGCAACACATGGAACGACCTGTACATCAACCTAAAGACAGTCGAGGAAGTCTACGAATTTGGTGCCGCACTCAAGAGTGCGGCGCTTCGACTTGAGGAGGAGTAATGGCACGACGCAGGTTCGCGGACGGTGCTGGCTACACCCGCCACTGCTGGGAGTGCAGGCACGCCAAGGGCTGGAAGGACAGCGGCACCATCGATGGGAAGTGCGCCACGTGCGAGCTTACGGAACGCACGGTGTACAAGTTCAGCAGCCCGAACAACCCGTGCAGCCACCTTCCATACGAGTGTGACTACGAGAGCTAGGAGTAACGACATGTCACTGATGAAGAAAACGAAAGCAGGTACCATCATCGCCAACACATGGGGAAGGCGAGGGTCGTTCGATGACAAGACGGGGGACGCTGGTATCACGGTGGCGCTATATGGCACCACCCCAGTCGTGTCCGTCGAGTGCCAAGGAGACGAGCTGGTGCTGCTGGTGAATGACGAGGCGGCAGAGCGCAGCGGCTTCAAGGTCAGGCACACCAATCTGAAATGGCAGGTGAAGTAATGAACATGTGCATGAGCGATTTCCAGTGGCCCAACCCGACGCACGAGTACAGCAATCTCAAGGAGGTCAACAGCTTCACCGACCTCCACCAGATCACAGCCGACGAGATGTGGGACAAGTTCGACATGCACTACAACTGCGTCGATACGCTCCCGCTCTACGTCAGCGACGATTGGAACCTCATCATCAGCCCGTCAGCAGACGTTCTTGACGGACTTCGCTGGGGCGATGACGATTGGGGCAAGTGCTGGGGCTTCGAGTGGGCGATTCACGATGACACCGATGGCACTTGGGACGGCTCCTTGGCAGAGTACGGCTTTGGCTCGCCTTGGGAGGCGTTTCGTGTGGCTATGCGCTACCGTGACGCCTTCCTCGCTGGTGACAGCGAGGGGTTCAACGCAATCTAGGGAGTGATAGACATGACAGAGAGCGAAGTGAAGGACTATCTGCTCAGCGGCGGCGCGTTCTGGCACTGGCCCACTGGCATTGTGATCTTCTACGACGAGGACTTTGACGAAATGTGCGAGAAAAGCGACACGTTCGGCGTGAGCGTCCTCAATCTCAGTGAGATGGAACCGGGCGGCTTCGAGGGTGTGTGGAGCGGCTACCACGCATCGAACGACTTCAGCATCGACCGTGACACCGCCGCACGCATCATTGCTGGCACGCCTGAATGGCTCAAGACGAACGACCAGACGTGCAGCGAGCGTATGCTACTCGCAAAGGCGTGCTTCCACGAGTACGCCAGGGCTGCGGCATCAACGCTGCATAAGCTCAACCAAATCGCAACGTTTGAGGAGGAGTGAACATGACCGCACACGACATGTACGAGATGGCTGAGAGCCACTTCAACGCCATCTACCATGGCGGCTTGATTCGTGGCCGCAACATCGACGGCGAGGAGATCGCCGCCTACGTCTACGAGCTGTACGCCTACTTCGGTAGGCCAACCTACATCGACTGCGACGATGGCTTCAGGGTTAAGGAGCTTGACGCGCTCCGCATGATTCGCTCCTTGCAGCAGATGTACCCACCAATCGACCGCAGCGGCGACACGCGCCCCGAGAGGTTGCCGGATGCCGCATACGCAGCCTACGGCACGATGACGGACACCAACGACTACGAGCCGCTGGCTGACTACGGAAGGGAGTAAGCATGGCAAAGTTCGTGCAGTACGACGCCCTAGAGAAGTGGGCGAAGGACAACGACGTGAGCTTCCGCGTCGACCACTACAACGACTGCCACATTCTGAGCGTGAGTTGGTACCTCAAGCCCGTCGATGGCACGAAATGGTGGCGGGCGCAGAGCCGCCCGGTCGTGTGGGGGCTGCTGCGGTATCAGCACAGTGGTGGCAAGGTCGACCTGCGGCCATGGAACAATCACGGCAAGGTGGCCGAGTTCGTCGGCATGTTCGACGAGATGCGCAAGAAGGCACCGATACAGCCGACACAGACGCTAGGAGCATTCCACTAGGCATCCGAGAGGGTGCCTAGTTCGTTAAAGGAGAGGAAAAGACATGCGCAACCATCAAGTTTGCTGCCCGCAGAAGCTCAACGAGCTTAGCAAGCTCGCCTGTGACACCGCAGAGCAGTGGAAGCGGATGCTTTGCACAAATGACAGCCGCTCCACGCTCACATACGAGAAGTTGGAGCAGATTCGCGCCCAGATTGAGAGCGAAATCAAATACCTGCACGACAGCGGATATGTCACCGCCTACAGCAGCGACACGCTGACATGGTATGCCATCGACGCCGACGAGCATTGCCCGTTGGTCTAGGAGAGGAGAAGGACATGCGATTCGTTTGGTTCAAGGCCGACTTCCGCACCCCCATCGAGGAGGTCAAGAAGCAGTACCGCAAGCTGGTCATGGAGCACCATCCCGACCGTGGCGGCTCCGAGGAGGACATGAAGGCCATCAACGCCGAGTGGGACTGGTTCAAGACGCACAACTACAACATCCACCAGACCAAGGAAGGCTCCGTGTACACGGACGAGCGGCAGGACGTGCCCGATGAGGTCACCGAGCGCTTCGCGTGGCTCATCAACGTGCTCATCGCAATGGAGGGTGTCGGCATCGAGATTTGCGGGTCGTTCATCTGGCTGTCCGGCAACACCAAGCCCTACAAGGAGGTGCTGAAGGCTCTGGGCTTCCACTGGGCACGCAAGAAGCGCATGTGGTACATCGCGCCTACCAGCTACCGCAAGCGTGGCGGCGAGCGCACGATGGAAGAGATTCGCGGCTGGTATGGCTCCTACACGGTCACCCACGGCCACGAGGTGAAGGACGAGCAGCTTATGCTCACGGCATAGAGAGGTGCGTGACTGAGGATGAACTACAAGGCGATTGCGGTGGAGAGGGCTGGCGCGTTCGTCAACGAGCTGTGGCGCAAGACCGGGCACCAGTACGTGACACGAACATACACGCTCGGAAAGCACCACCTTGTGATACGAGACGTGAGCACGGGCAATGACGTCACCACCTTCAGCGGGAGCCGTTGGAGGGACGTTCTTGAGGGTGTGAGAGACGGATGGAACGCATACTGCGCCGTCCGCGATGCATAGAGACAAGCGAAAGGGAAATGACATGGCAGACTTCACTTTCCTCGACCACAACGGCAAGGCGGCGTTCCCCGTGGCACATGTGCCGGACGAGGTGATCGCCGTGTTCGAGGACAACGGCATGAGGGTCGACGCACTGGACACATGGTGCGGGATGTACCGCTTCGAGCTTGAGGGGCACACCAACGCTGGCGGCGACATGCTGCACACCATCGAGGTCATCAGGGAGCAGGTGAGCGACCCGAAGGCGTGGTACCAGGCGTTCGACGAGGTGTATGAGTGCTTCGACCCGTGGGAGGAGGCTTTCAAGTGGTGCGACCAGTGGGGAAGGCCCGTCAGGACGCCTTTCGAGCATGGTGCCGACCTTTTCCACGACATTGAGGACTATGACAGCGACACGCTGAAGGAAATCGACAACAAGCTGCACAAGCTGGCATTTGGGAGGTAGTTGACATGGCAGAGGCAAAGAAGAAGCTCACGGTGACCTACGAGGACGCGCTTGAGGCCGCATACGAGTTCTGGACGGACTACTACGACGAGAGGGAGCACTACGACGCGGTTAAGGGTAGCCGCAGCCACGACTGGCGTGAGTTCATGAGCAAGGAGCTTCGGGTGATGGCAAGCAAGTCCTGCACCGCAGAATGGATACTCTGCGACATGTTCGGGCTGTCCGAGGAGCGCGTTCACGATGACTTGGTGGCTCTGAGGGCGAAAATCAGGGAGACGAGGGCTTCGGCATGAGATTCGAGCTGTTCGAGTGGCGCGACAGGCGCTACCAGCACGTCAAGTACGTGTACGTCACCAAGGACGAGGCAAAAGTGTACGAGAAGCGATTGAACGAGGGCTACACAGGCCCTCGTTTCATATTGAGGGAGGAAACGTGTCCTATCACACGCTAGAGCACAAGATTTCGTCGATGAGGGGCTGGAAACGGCCCCTCTACTCTGGAACGAGGGTCTACCGCACGAAGATGGACGTCATGAGGCGCATTTCGTGGCTTCAGCACGAGTACGGGGACGAGAACGTGGCCCACATGCCCTGCAAGGGCGACCCGAGCACGGAGATCGTGTACGTGAGGCTCAACTAGCGAATTTGGAGGCAGAAAATGGACGGACAGCTCGTTTTGGACCTGTTTGGGCACACAGAACCCAACCAGAGGGCGCTTGAGGGCTGCTTAGAGTGGCTTCACCGGGTCCACGGGTGCTCCGACGCCGTGGATGACGTCGTGAGGGCGATTTTCGAAGCCTGCGGATGCGACGGGTACGACCGTGCGAAGGTCATGACGGTACTCGACGGCGCACACCGCGTCAGCGGCTTCACGCTGGCCGACGCATCGCTCTTTGGCGTGTTCGACCCAACCCTCGACTACCACGTGTGCTGGGACAGGGCATGGGCGGCTAGGAAGGGCGTCTGGAAGCCGTTCATCGCCCTTGTACACTCCTGCGACTACAAGAGCATCGACAACCCCGGCTTCTATGACGCCAACGGCGAGAGAATCTAGCATCTGCAACGAGTTTTGGAGGTATCAGGCATGATTGCGTCAGTCACGTTCACTAAGAGCATCAGGGAAGTCCCCACGACGTGTGCCAAGTGCCCGTTCGTGGACATTTGCGCCGAGGCGCTGCACGGGATAACGAAGAGGGGCGGCATGGAGTACACCGTAGCCGCCATGAGGGGCAGGAACAAGCATTGCCCGCTCAAGATAGAGGAAGGGGGTCGCTAGTCATGCGCAGCTACGCACTTCACCGCCCGATTGGCCCGTTCACGTGGCCGAGCGAGCACCACGACAAGGTTGCTGAGATTGTCAACTGGGACACCATGCAGTACGTGCCGGAAATCAGGCGCAGCGCGTTCGGGTACATCGAGTGGACGGAGCTGCCGCCGATGGCCGACCTGAACCGCTACGAGCTGATGGTCCCGAAGGAGCAGGACGAGCTTCTGCCAAAGATTGGCCGTGCGCTCGCCATGATGTACGAGAGGGCGTGCGAGAGCGGCCTTGAGGGTGACCAGGAGCAGCTTCAGCGGTCGTGGGAGCGTGCGCGGGACAGGTACGGCTACACCGACGAGCAGATCGGCGACGCCATGTACGAGTTCTTGGACTAGGTGGGCAGAAATGACGGTTGGGAAGCGAATCAGGGCCGCTCGACGCAAGTTGGGGTGGACTCAGACGCAGTTGGGCGACATTGTTGGCCTCAGCAAGCAAGCAATCAGCGGATACGAGCACGGAAGCCACATTCCGAACGCCAATGCCATCAAGTACATCTGCCTTGCGCTGAAGGTGTCCTCTGACTGGCTCATCGGGCTTACGGATGACCCAAAACCACGCCCATGAGGCCATTTTTGGCCCTCTGGGCACGAAAAAAGGCCCCCAACCACCCATTTTTGGGCAGTTGGGGGCCGTTCTTGGCATTCTGGGACGATTCTTTGGCCCTAAGAGCATGGAGCTCCGCGAGTCGCGGGCAGACTCCATGCTCTCAGGCCCAAATTTTGCCCTCTAGTAGTGTGAAACGACCTCCGCGACCAGCTCGCGCACCTCCTTTGGCGTGTCTGCGGTCACCTTGTGCAGCTCAAGCTCGTCTCGGTGCTCGATGCGCGTCTTTGCGATCGTCCCATCATCCAGACGGTGCCAGACGTCGTACTCGTAGCCCCCTGGCATGGCCTCGATGCTCACGCGCACGACCGCAGTGCCCTTCTCAAGGCCGGGAAGCCCCTTGATGTCCTTTGTTGCGACCAGAAACTTGAAGTCCATTGCCAAATCTCCCTACCTGAACCACTTGTTGCCCTTGGTGAACCATGCGCCGGGATGAATCTCGCCCTCAGCGTCACGGAACGGCGTCGCGGACGGCTCCGGCTGCTTGGAAAGCCCCACGGGACGCACGCCTCTGTCGCCGTGCAGAATCTCCTCTAGCATCCGCGCGTCAAAAATCTGCTGGAACCGCTTGTAGACGTATGCCCAGAAGAAGTCCTGATGGTAGTCATCCCACGTCTCGACCTCCGCGATGAGTTCGGGGCTGCGCTCCTCTAGCCTATCCCTGAAGAGCCTCTTCGACTGCTCCACTACGTCCATTTGATGGTTCCTCCCTTGCCTATGCGCGGGTAAGGCGGCACGACGGTGCCGCCAGACTCCACGAACACGTGGTACTCGGCAACGACGCCCTCGTTGACTTGGAGCAATGCGTCGGTCATGCCGTCCTCGTCGCTGATGAATGCGTCAACGCGGCTCGTCGGGAGCGCCCCGAAGAACTCGCGCCACAGCAGATCGATCTCGGCGCTCATCGTCCCATCTCCTTGAGGTGCGCGATGCCGATGTGCTCCCACTGCTCTATGGATGCGTCCATCGTCCTAGACAGGAGCGCCACCTGCTCGCCACGGCGCATACCGCTGAGCGATTCGACGTGGCGGACCTCCGAGAGGTCGCGTGCGATGGAGTTCCACGACTCCGCCTGTAGGTAGTAGCGCGTGACCATCTCCACGGTGAGGTCATCGGCTATCTTCGCCATCCCGTGAACGACGTCCCACGCCTCGTCAAGCGGCTCCTGAAGCTCAGCGACGTCCACAAGCTCATGCTGGGCGTCAAGCATCTCGTCCACCTTGCGCATGGGGTCAAGGATGCCGTGCTTGGAGTGCGGGCCAACGTTGTAGCCCTGCGGGCCGATGGCCTGCTTCTTCAGCTCCAAGTCCTCCTCGATGTGCCGTATTTGCAGCGCTGCGTCGCGCGCCGCGTCAAGAACCTCGCGTACCGTCAACTCTCCCCCATCCCTACGCGCCCTCGGGTGGCTGGTGAGGTGCCAGCCACCGCAGTACGGGCATTTGTAGACATAAAGGGGACTCTTGGAGTAGTGCCTTTCGATGTATTTGAGGGCTGATTGGCGGTTCTTGAAGCGCGACTTCCTGCCGCACGCGGAGTGACCTTCGTTAGCGTAGCATTCCGTGACCCTCTTGTCACGCCGCTCGCGCTCGCGCTTGCGCTTGCGGTTTACTTTCTTCATTTTTGCCAGACGTCGCTCGGTCTTTGCGGGAAGGTAGCGCTTGTCCTCGTGCCACCTGCTGCCGTGCTTCGCCTTCGACATTATTTTCCCGTACTGCCAAGCCCGCTGTCTCCGCGCTCGCCGCCCGAAATCTCATCGACCTCGACGTAGGTGGGGTAGGCCACTGGCATAACGACGAGCTGCGTCACCTTGTCACCGGCCTTGAACTCCTTTGGGTAGTCGCCGTGGTTGTAGACGCGAAGGCGGATTGAGCCAGTGTAGCCCTCGTCGATGACACCCTCGACGTTGATGCACGCCTTGATGTTGAGGCCGGACTTGCTCTTGACCATGCCGACCGTGCCGCGAGGGAGCTGCACGTGCACGCCTGTGTCGATGTCCACGGAGCTGTGCGCTGGCACAGTGAAGCCCTCCATGCAGCAAAGGTCAGCGCCCGCATCCGTCGCGTGCGCACGGACGGGAAGCTTTGCGCCTTCGTCAAGGGTGACGCTCACGGTGGGGAGCCACGGCGATGGCGGCTCGGCCCGCGCTGGCTGAATGATGTTGATGCAGCGCCAAACGACGCCCTCGACGTACTCCTCGAACTTCTCCTTCAGCTTGCCCATGTTGGCTACTCCTTTCCAACACCCGTGATGCGCTCGTGCAGCCCGCACGGCACGAACTCGTTGCAACCGCCGTGGATGACGCACTTGGGCTGCATGAGGTCTGCGAACTCGGGGTTCGCCTGAACGACGGCATCGCGTATCTTGGTCATGACCATGCGCGTCTCGACAGACGCCTGACCGCAGAGCCGCATTCGTGCCATCTGCATGAGTTCCTGCGCGTTGATGTCCATGACGTGCGTGACAAAGGCCCCTTGCGGGGCCTCGTTGCGGTCGTACTTGTCTTGTCGGTCGTTGCGCTGCGACGAGACGTAGTGCTCGACGCCGAACTTGTGGCGGCAGAAATGCACACTCACCCAGTAGGGAACCTCCATGCGAATGGTGAACATCAGCGTGCGGATGGGCGAGTGCTCGCACCGAAGCATCCTGCGCTTCCACTCGTCGGTCACCTCGCTGCCCGCATACCGCTTGCCTATGGTGTTGAGTGCCAGCAGCTTGCAGCGCTTCCAATCATCCTCTGTCGGGTGCCGCAGCAGCTCGACCCTAATTCCGTCGCTACTCATCGAACAGCTCCTTGAACCCCTCTAGGTCATCGTCGGTGGGGGTCCACACACTCACAACCTTGTCGCTCTTGACGTAACGCCCATCGACGGTGACGAGCCACGTGTTGCGCTCCACTTTCATGCGCACGAGGTCGGTGTCCCCGCTTACGACATGAATGTCCGTGTCAACCGTCGTGAGCATGGTGATGCTACTTCCGTCCATTCGCTTCCGCCTTCCTCCTCAACTCCTGAATGTTTTCCTTGACACCCTGCACAAGCTGCTCGTACACGCCATCGCAGCCGTCCATGACGTAGATCGGCGTGCCATTGCGCATGTTGTCCTGCACCGCGTCAACGCATCGGCGCACATGCTTGATGGTGTCGCGCGACACGCTCACGGTTTCGGTGCAGTAGTTGCCATTCACGTCGCACCAGCAGTACACCTCTCGCAAGAACTTGCTGAGGTCGCGCAGCGCGTCGGTTGCCGTTACCTGCTTCACTTGCACTCCTTTGGCTCGTAGTTCTCGGTCATGTCGTTAATTGCCGCAAGCAGACGCCCCTCGATCTTGTCTGCCGTCAGCGTTGTCTCGCGTGCAATGAGCGTCACCAGCTCGTTGACCGTAAGCTGGTCGTTCAGGCAACCGGGGCCACAGAAGCTACTGCTTATGATGTCGTAGTGCATTGCCTCCCCCTCTCGTCCATTTGCTCCCTCAGCCTGTCGGAGCACTCGCGGCACAAGTCCCACGTCCTGACCCTGCTGCTGTAGGAGCTTGGCACCTGTTCGATGCGCACGATGTAGCGTTCGCCGTGGTGCTCTAGCTCCATTCCGCACACGTCACAGACAAACCTGTGCATCGCTTCCCCCTTTCGTCGCTGTAATAGGAAGGCACCCGCAGCTCTTGCCACGGGTGCCAGCTCTGCTATCTCAGAATCTCGTCCAGCTCGTCCATGAGCACTTGGTCTGGCTCGCAGCAGTCCAGTTGGTGCGAGCTTGACACGAACCTCACGGTGCCGCCGCCGTCGAACCTGACGATGGGCATGCTGCCACCATGCGCCGTCCACGTGCCGTTGAGCGTCTTGGTGGACTTGAGCCAATCGACGTACTCCTCGAACTCCCACACCGACTCGCGGTGCGTGCGGCTCATGACGTGGGGCCTCTTGCCTCTGAGCGCAAGCAGCGTCACGCGCAGCTTCCCTCTAGGAGTCACTTCCTGTGTCCCTTCCTGCCGCGCCGCAGCATCGGCACGGTGTACCTGCATCGGCCAGTTGCCAGATTGTACAGCCCGTTCAGCGAATACCATTCCGTCCTGAGCGTGAACGACACTGGCTCATGGAGCTTTAAGAGCGCTTCGTGCCACCTGTCCAGCTCCTCCTCGTCGCTGTCAGAGACGAACGCGATGCCGCCCTCATCGACGTAGCCAAGGTTCTGCCACTCCCCATCGTCGGTTGCCCTGTACATGAACCCGCCAGTCGCAACAAGACTCTTGTGATCTTCCATCACGCACCTACCATTCCCATCAGCCACCAGAGCGCCGTCACCGTCACAAGGCACGTCGCCGACGCCAGCGCCATGATGCACACCGATTGCAAGAACAGCCCCAGAAGGCTCTCATCGCCCATCACTCGTCACGCTCCCCGAACACGATTACGAACAGCACGAGCGTCACCAGCGTCACGCCGCACCCCAGCCACACGCCTGCCGCGAACTCAGTCATTCGGCATCAGCCCCAACATGCGCACCGTCTCAATCCTCTCGTCATCACTCTTGGTTGGCACAAAGCACTCGGGGTGCATCTCGTCCGCATTGACGCACTGGACACGCGAGCGCTTGCCATCCGTGTTCACGGGAAACGGTTTGATGGCGTTCTTGACGCGCTTGGTTATGTCCTCGATGCTCCTGATGCAGACGTAGCCCCACACGTCACCACGCAGAACGACACCACACCACTTGCACCAGACGCACATCATCGGCTCCGACTCGGAGAACCAGTCCATGCGCTCCAAGACGTTAGCCACGCGCATCGACCCCGATTCTCCTTGCAATCCTGCGCACGTCGCGCGGACTCAGCCCGTAGTTGGCCGCTACGATGGACGTTGGGCAACCGTCCCTCAGCATGCGCTCGACAACCTTGCGGTCCACCGTCGTGTAGCCACCACATCGCACGTCGCTGGTCCTGATCTGGGCCACCTTGCCCATCACGCATCGCCTCCCGCACACGACACCGTCCTCACGCGGCCCCATTCGTCGCTGTCAGAGACGAACGCGCCGCTCCTGTAGATCATCATCGGCTTGTCCTCTAGTGCGCTGATAACGTAGTCGCGGATGTGGTCGTACACCTCGTCCGCGTCCGCTTGCAGCTCCTTGAGTCCCTTTTCCTCGCAGCGCACGCAGAGCGTCGTGACGCTGATGAGCGCATCGACCAGCCATTGCGCCTCGTCATGAGTCATTGCCATCCCACACATCCTTTCCACAGCGACGAATGCCGCACGCGCCCTCGTGGATGCAGCGGGCAACCCACGTCTGGCTCTCCCACGAGTGCCCGCTGCCGATGCCCGTCTCGTAGTCGAAGCGCAGTTCTAGGTGCGGACATGGCGGGCAGTTCTTTACCCTGTCGATTACCCTCAGCTCCATCAGCCGTCACTCCTCACGTACTCCAATGCCGACTTTATTAGGCAGACCAACGCGTACAACCCAAAGTAGGCAACCACGTCCCTCTTGCCGATGGTGCTAAAGAGAAGCATCGCCGCCATGAACGACATGACGGCGCGGTTGAAGTAAAGCTCGCTTGACAGCTTGTGGTATAGCTCGTCGTTACCCATCAGCCCACCTTCATTTCATCGGAGAGCACCTTTGTATTCAAAAGAGCCGAAAAGTCAGCAAGCTCATATAGCGACATGCCCACAGGAGGCTCGGTGAGGTTCGTGTGCTCGCAGTTGAAAAGCCTGCCGCATGTCGAGCACCGCTGACCGATGTAGATAAATGGGCGCTTGTATCCCGTGATGCTAATTGCCACATCCTTGTACACATGCTTGTGGTCGCTCTTGACGTGGACCTTCTTGCGCTTCTTCTTGAATCGCGGCTCGTCTGGCAACGGTGTGTACTTGTACCGCAGGGAATCTTCGTTTGGCATCAGAACGGCACCCCCTCGTCGGACTCGATAGGCTCACGCCCCACGACCTCGATGCCGCAGAGGTTCAGCACCTCGTACACCTTGGCGTTGCTTGGCTGTCCGAAGTGGAACATGCTCACGCAGATGTCCCGCAGGTGACCAGCGAGCACGCTGTGCTGCGGCAGG